TGTTTATATGATAATAAACATAAACTAAAAAAAAAATAATATGAAACTTTATGAAGTAAGACATTTTGATGCAAACTATCCAGGACGTACAAAAATATTAAAGTATAAATCATTTGTAATATTTAAATATAAACGTAAGATGTTGGTTTATTTAAAACCATTAGAAGAAGAATCATATTATTTTAAAAATCCTGATAATCCTGAAACATTTTTAAAGGGTTATGTTGTATGTAAAAATGATCATATTTTAATGTATCCTTATCTTGCAACAGATTTTATAGATGGATTAAAAAAATTGTTTAGAATAAAAACAAAAATCAAACCTATAAATCCATTTGTATGATAGTTAAATTATTTGATATACAAAACGGAGTTGTTATACCTACAGAACATTGTTATACTCTTAAGTCTTTAAAAGATATCATGGATATTTATCCAGAAGATTATTTAAAGATCTATCAGTATTTGTTTTATATGACATGTCCTAATCCAGATTTGAACCCATTTTTTCATACTCCAGAAACAGATAAAGAAGATCTTATACTTTCTGAAATACAGGCAGAATTCTCTACTGAAGATACAGAAATCTATAAGGCATTAATGTTTTGTGAAAAGTTATATGAAACACCCACTTCTAGAGCATATAAGGGTATTAAATCCATGCTTGATAGATTGGGTAAGTATATGGAAATAACGTCCATTACAGATGGTAAAGATGGTAATTTAACAGCATTGATTAATGCAGCTAAGAATTATGAATCAGTCAGAAACTCTTTTAAGGGGGTTTACAAAGACTTGCAAGATGAACAACAAAGTAGAGCTAGAGGTGGTCAAGGTTTAGCTTATGATAGTTAATTATGGAAAATATATACACTAACATACCTACATGGGATAATGGTACATGGACTACTACTTCTTTTGATTCAAGAGAAGATTGGAGAACCTATGTATTTTCTTTGTTTAAAGAACCTGGTCAATATGAGTTTGATGAAATAAGCAATACAGTGTTTAACTCTGAGTCAACTAAATTTAGAAATTCTAAAGTATATTGTACTGCAGCATTTAAGTCAAAAGACTTTATTAACTACTGGGATGATCAAAAGAATAAATGTAGACTAGGAGTAATTGTTAAATCAAATAATAAAACCTGGTACTTATCTAGAGATTATTATATGTGGTTAAACTTCTTACCTATCTTTGATAAAGAACAACAAAAGTTTGACTTTGCTCAAATTAGAGATGCTCAGTATCATATGGCATTATATGAAATATTAGCTGAGTTATTCTATCAACATTCTGCTATTCTTAAAAAACGTCAGATAGCATCATCATATTTTCATGCAGGTAAACTTATTAATCAGTTATGGTTTGAGGCCGGAGTCACACTTAAAATGGGAGCTAGTCTTAAAGATTACATAAATGAAAAAGGTACTTGGAAATTCTTAAATGAATATGCTGCATTTTTAAATGAACACACTGCTTGGTATAGACCTATGTCACCAGATAAAGTAATGATGTGGCAACAAAAAATTGAAGTAAGAATAGGAGATAGAAAAGCAGAGGTTGGATTAAAAGGTACCATGCAAGGTATGTCTTTTGATAAAGATCCGACAAATGGTGTAGGGGGTCCGGTTAAATACTTTTTTCATGAAGAAGCTGGTATTGCTCCTAAGATGAATACTACTTTTGGATATATTAAACCGGCCTTAAAATCAGGTATGATCACAACAGGTATGTTTATAGCTGCAGGATCAGTGGGAGATTTAGATCAATGTGAACCACTTAAAAAAATGATTTTACAACCTGAAGCTAATGATATATATGCTGTAACTACTAATTTAATTGATGAAGATTTTACTGTGGGTATGTCAGGTTTATTTATTCCTGAACAATGGTCTATGCCACCATATATTGATGATTATGGTAATTCACTTGTAGAAGAAGCATTAAAAGCTTTAGATGAGTATTTTGAAAAATGCAAAAAAACCATGGATCCTGAAGATTATCAATTGGAGATATCTCAGCATCCTAGAAATATTGCAGAAGCATTTAAACATAGAAAAGTATCTAAGTTCCCATCTCACTTAGTTAATGCTCAATTAAAAAGAATTGAAGATAAAGAGTATGCATATGAGTACTTAGATATATCTAGAGATGCTGAAGGACGGGTGGTAACTAAAGCAAGTAATAGACAACCTATTAAAGAATTCCCTATTACAAAGAAAACAGAAGATAAAACTGGAGTACTAGTAGTATGGGAAAGACCTATTCCTAATCCAGGATTTGGACAGTATTATGCTTCTATTGACCCCGTATCAGAGGGTAAAACAACAACATCAGAATCATTGTGTTCTATATATATTATGAAAGCTCCTGTAGAAGTTACTAAGGTTACATCAGGAGAAACAGAAACTTATATAGAAGAAGATAAAATAGTAGCAGCTTGGTGTGGCCGATTTGATGATATTAAGCAAACACATGAAAGATTAGAGATGATTATAGAATGGTATAATGCATGGACAGTAATTGAAAATAACATTTCATTATTTATCCAGTACATGATCTCTAGAAAAAAACAAAGATACTTAGTACCAAAAAGTCAGATCATGTTCTTAAAAGATCTTGGTGCTAATGCTAACGTGTTCCAGGAGTATGGTTGGAAAAATACCGGTGTATTATTTAAACAACACCTTATTAGTTATGCTATTGAGTATACAAAAGAAGAACTAGATACTGAAACTAAAGCGGATGGTACAATAGTTAGAACTAAATATGGTATTGAAAGAATACCAGATCCTATGTTATTAAAAGAAATGCAAGCTTATGTTGATGGACTTAACGTGGATAGGATGGTAGCATTCTGTGCATTGGTTGCATTTATGAGAATACAACAAGCTAACCGTGGTTATACTAAAAGAGTTATCATGGATGAAGCATCCAAAAACTTGGAAAAGTCAAAAAATTTGTTTAAATTAAATAAGAGTCCTTTCCGTCATATGGGTGGATCAGGATTTGGGAATTCAGGGATTAAAAGATCTGCATTCAGAAACTTAAAGTAAAAAAATTATGCAAATAATTAATGCTCTACAAGCTAAAAACGGAGCCAAAACTGAACATAATAGAATTGGTAGTATTACACAACCATTACAATTTCTTACTAAAGCAGAAAAAGATGCTCAATGGGCTGCTTGGAATTTAGACTGGGTTGAATGGCAAGGTTTAAAACAGATCCGTAGAAATGCTAGAAGACTTATGAAAAACTATAAGTTGGCTAAAGGTATTATTGACAAGTCTGATTACATTGTAGAAGAAGATAATGATTATAGAGACATTGTTGAAATACTAACTAAAGAAGATCAATCTGCTTTAGAGTTAAAATTCTACCCAATTATTCCAAATGTAATCAATGTGTTAGTTGCAGAGTTTGCAAAAAGAACAACTAAACTTACATATAGAGCTGTAGATGAGTTTTCATATAATGAAATGATGGAGCAAAAAAGATCAATGGTAGAAGAAACATTGATGGGAAATGCTCAAATGAAACTTATGGCTGCTATGATTGAACAAGGATTAGATCCTAATTCACCTGAAGCACAAGAACAAGTTAATCCAGAAAAATTAAAATCATTACCAGAAATAGAAGCTTTCTTTAAAAAAGACTATAGATCCATGGTAGAACAATGGGCCGAGCATCAACACAAAGTAGATGTTGAAAGGTTTAAAATGGATGAGTTAGAAGAAAGAGGATTTAGAGATATGCTTATTACTGATAGAGAGTTCTGGCATATGAGAATGATGGAGGATGATTATGAGGTTGAACTTTGGAATCCGGCTATTACCTTTTACCATAAATCTCCAGATGCTAGATATATTTCTCAATCTAACTGGGTTGGTAAAACTGATATGATGACAGCATCAGATGTAATTGATAAGTATGGTTACATGATGACTGAAGAGCAACTAGCTGCACTAGAAGCTGTATACCCTATTAGATCTGCAGGTTACACTATAGGTGGTCAACAAAATGACGGATCATACTATGATGGTACTAAATCTCATGAATGGAATACTAACATGCCTTCATTAGCATATAGACAATACACATCTGCAATGAATGGTACAGTACTAAATTCTGGAGATATTATTAATCAAATCCTATCAGAAGGGGAAGATTACTATGATCAAGGTACAGCATACTTATTAAGAGTATCTACTGTATATTGGAAATCACAAAGAAAAGTAGGACACTTAACTAAAGTTGCAGAAAATGGTGAAGTAGTTAATGAAGTAGTATCTGAAGAATATAAAATTACAGATAAGCCTATATATGATATAAGAATGTTTAAGAATAAAACTAAAGACAATCTTATATATGGTGAACATATTGACTGGATATGGATTAATGAAGTATGGGGTGGTGTTAAAGTAGGCCCTAACATTCCTTCATTCTGGGGTATGAATAACCCTGGAGGATTCTCACCTATCTATATTGGTGTAGATAAAAACAAAATTAGCCCACTTAAATTTCAATTTAAAGGAGATAACACTCTTTATGGTTGTAAACTTCCTGTAGAAGGTTCAGTCTTTTCTGATAGAAATACTAAGTCTACTGCACTTATTGATTTAATGAAACCATACCAGATTGGATACAACATTGTAAATAATCAAATAGCAGATATACTAGTAGATGAATTAGGTACTGTAATTATGTTTGATCAAAACACATTACCTAGACACTCACTAGGAGAAGATTGGGGAAAAGGTAACTTAGCTAAAGCTTATGTTGCTATGAAGAATTTCCAGATGCTTCCACTTGATACATCTATTACTAATACAGAGAATGCATTAAACTTTAATCATTTCCAAAAATTAGATCTAGAACAGACTAATAGATTAATGTCAAGGGTTAACTTGGCTAACTATTTTAAACAACAAGCCTATGAGGTCATTGGGGTGACTCCTCAACGTATGGGACAAGAAATAGCTAGAATGAGTGCCACAGGTGTAGAACAAGCAGCAAATGCTTCCTATGCACAAACTGAGGTATTCTTTATACAACACTGTGACTACTTAATGCCAAGAGTGCATCAAATGAGAACAGACTTAGCTCAGTTTTATCATTCAACTAAACCATCAGCTAGATTATCATATATGACATCTGCAGATGAAAAAGTCAATTTCCAAATTAATGGAACTGATTTGTTAATGAGAGATCTTAATATATTCTGTAGTACTAATGCTAATAACAGAGCTATCTTAGAGCAATTAAAAAATCTTGCTGTAAATAATAATACTACTGGAGCATCTATTTATGATCTTGGTAAACTTGTACAATCAGATTCTATTGCTGAACTTAATTCAGCTCTTAAAGCATCTGAAGCTAAGGTTAATCAACTTAAGCAACAAGAAATGCAACAAGCTCAACAAATGCAACAAGAACAAATTGCTTCTCAAGAAAAACAAAAACAAATGCAAATCCAAGCTGAAGCAGAAAAACAAGATAAGATTCTTGAAAACAATATTGTTGTGGCTGAGATTAGAGCATCTGGTTTTGGAGCTACTATGGATATCAATGAAAATAAAATGTCAGACTTCCAGGATTCAATGAAAGATCTTAGACAAACTGAGCAATACAGAGAACAAACTGATTTGCAAAGAGAAAAACAGTCTAATGAAAACTTAAGAAGTTCTCAAAAAATGGATATTGAAAGAGAAAAACTTCAAACCCAAAGAGAGATAGCTGATAAACAATTACAGGTAGCAAGAGAGAATAAAAACAAGTTTGATAATAAATCTAAAGAAAAGAAGAAGTAGTATAGCCATATAGTAGAAAAAATTATAAAACAGTTTTAAATTTTTAAAATTTATTTACTATATTACATTATAAACAAAAACCAACAAAATGTTTGAAGAAGAAAAAAAATCTGATAACCAGATTCTAGATGCTACAACGGTAGCACAAGTAGATGTAAACATTGATGAAATTTTTGGTGTACCTGGAGCAGAAAGTGTAATGCTTCCTGAAGATGGTAAAGAACCTGAAAAGCCAAAGTCAGTATTTACAAAAGAAACAGTAGATGTATCGTTCCTTGACAAGACAGTTAATACTCCTGATGATGTAGTGAGTAACAAAGCTGAAGTAGCAGAAACAATTGCTGAATTAGATGGTCTTATATCTCAAGAAGAAGATTCAGGTAACAAAGGAAGACCAAAAGTAGATAAGTCTGGTCTTATGGAGTTAGCTCAAAAAATGATTGAAGATGGTGTTCTAGTTCCTTTTGCAGATGAAGAAGGAAATGAAATTCCTTTGGATAAATATACTACTAAAGACTTCAGAGAACTTTTTGAAGAAAACTTTCAAGAAAGAGAAAAAAAGATTAAAGAAAATACTCCAAAGGAATTCTTTAACTCTCTTCCAGAAGAACTTCAGATTGCTGCTAAATATGTAGCTGATGGTGGACAAGACATGAAAGGTCTTTTTAGAACATTAGCACAGATGGAGGAAATGATTCAATTAGATCCATCTAATGAATATGATCAAGCAGAAATTGCTAGACAATATTTAACAGCTACTAACTTTGGTACTCCAGAAGAAATTGATGAAGAAATCAATGACTGGAAAGACATGGATAGATTAGAACAAAAAGCTAATCAATTCAAACCTAAGTTAGACAGAATGCAAGAAGAAATTGTTGCAAAACAATTAGCAGAACAAGAACAGAAAAAAGAACAACAAGCTAAAGCTGCTAAAGTTTATACAGATAATGTATACAATACACTATTAACAGGAGAAATAGGTGGGATTAAACTTGATAAGAAAACACAAGGTATGTTATACTCAGGATTAGTTCAACCAAATTATTCTTCTATCTCAGGTAAACCTACAAATATGTTAGGTCACTTACTTGAAAAGTATCAGTTTGTAGAACCAAGACATGATTTAATTGCTGAAGCTCTTTGGTTATTGTCAGATCCAGAAGGATACAAAACAAAGATTAAAGACCAAGGTTCTAAAGCAGCTACTGAAAAAACAGTAAGAATGTTAAAGACTGAAGAGTCTAGAAAAATTGCTTCAACTATAAATGAAGAAGAAGAAAAAAGAACAAATAAACCAAATAGAACAATACCAAGGGCTCAGGCCGGAAGTATGTTTAGAAGATTTTAAATAATAAACACTAATAAATAAACAAGTAAAAATGGCAACTCCAGTTTTAAACAATGGTATATTCCTACGTGATACTGCTTATGCAGCTTCATCTCACGTAGATTCTTACCACTTAGTAAACATGCTTAAGGATGCTGAACCTATGGATTTAGGTCCGGTTGATCTTTGGGCTATGGCACAAAAGGTTGAAATGCCTCTTTACCAAATGTCTTCTTTCGGTGGAAAGAATGTCATTATGGTTGACAATGCTCGTGGAGAGTATAGATGGCAAACTCCAGTTTCAGTAGATCTACCTTACATTGTAGAGGACATTGAATCTGAAAATGATTTCAAAGGTATTGAAGGTACTACTTTCCGTATCAAGTTGAACAAACGTGAGTTTGGACATGGTGATATTATCACTTATGACAAATACAACGGTGTTGAGATGTACATTACAGCTGAAGACATTCTTCCTATTGGAGATGGATTTATCTATACTGTACAGTTGGTAAACAATGACAATTACAAATACTTGGATAACAAGTACTTGTCTAATGGTACAAAAGTTTTCCGTAAAGGTTCAGCTAGAGGTGAGTATGGTGAGAGATTCTCTGACATCATTACTAACACAGGTTTCCGTGAATTCTATAACTATGTAGGAGGTGCTGAAGCTCACGTACATTACTCTATCTCTTCTCGTGCAGATTTGATGATCAAAGGTGGAATGAATGCAGATGGTACAGTTCCTGTAACTGAAATCTGGAGAACATTTGACAAAAACATTGATCCAGCAATTGCATCTTTGGATGATATGGTTAAGGTAATGGGTAAAGACAAAGTTAAAAAAGCATTTGACAATGGAGACTTGTCACGTACTTTCTTGACTAACATGGAAGCTGCTCACTTAACAAAAATTGCAACGGATATTGAGACTTACCTTATGTGGGGACACGGAGGTAGAGTACGTCAAGATGGTCCAGATGATGTAAGATTGTCAGTGGGTCTTTGGAAACAATTGGATAACTCTTTCAAAAGAGTATACAATAAAAATAACTTTACATTGGATTTGTTCCGTGGAGAAATCTACAACTTCTTCAATGGTAAAGTTGAGTTCCAAGGTCCAGATCCAAAAAGATCTTTGGTTGTACAAACTGGTATGGGTGGAATGAGAATGGTAAATGAAGCTATCAAAAGAGAAGCAGTATCTTCTGGTCTTTTGATTCAAGCTGCTGATATCGGTGCAATCACTGGTAAAGGTATGGACTTGAACTTTGGATTTGCTTACACTTCTTATGTTATTCCATTCTTGGCTAACGTGAAATTTGTATTGAATCCAGCATTTGACAATGTTCATACAAATGATATTGAGAACCCAATCATTGATGGTTTCCCATTATCTTCTTACTCATTCATTATCTTTGATATCACAGATAACACAAATGACAACATCTACATGTTGAAATTGTCTTGGGATAATCAATTGAAATGGTGGTATCAAAATGGTACAATGGATTACATGGGTAGAACTCAAGGGTTCCAATCTTCTGGACAATTCAACGGATACCGTGTAATGATGTCTCAAACAATGCCTGCTATTTGGGTTAAAGATCCAACTAAAGTATTAAAAATTGTTATGAGAAACCCAGTTACAGGTGGATCATTCTAATAAGTCAAAGGATAACGGGAGAGATATTATGTTTCTCCCTTTATTAATTTTTAAAAACCAATAATTAAAAACCAACAAAAACATGAGTACATTCACAATGGTTGAAACCAATAAGGCAAGCAACCGTAAAACAGCAATAGCAATCCGTCCTTTCTTTGATAATGCAGCTTCAAACATGGGATTAGAACATTATGGTTTATCTTTATATGATGGAGTTAAACACCATGAACAACTAGCTTGTTTAGAAAATAATGGAGTAATCAGATATGTAACTGGTCTAAATGAATTTGCACCAGAAATTAAGTTGCTTAATAAAGAAGACAGAGAAGCTAGAGTACATGAAATTAGAACAGCTATTATTGAATTAGAAAAAGAATTAGCTGCTAATGTAATTGATATTGATAGTCCAACATTTTGGAATGAAGTAAAATTGTTAAAACCAGATAATGCAGAATTTTGGAATAGAATTAATATTGCATGTGGTAATGATCCAGTTTTCCTAGATCCAAAAGATCCTTATGATAGAATTAAACTTTATGCTATTGAAGCAGGAGGTTTTGCTATTGTAGCAAAAAGTTTTGATGATGCTAGATCCAAAGCAGTTCCACCAAAGTTTTACTTAGACAAAGAAGAAGAAACTGTAATGGCTAGAACTGAATACAAAAAAATGAGAAATAAAGCATTGTCTGAGCTTCAAAAATTATTTGACAAAAACAGTACTAAGTTATTCTACATTGCAAAAGTTGTAGATATTAATAGTACACAATATAGAAAAGCTACACCATTAGATGTTATCTATGAAAATATGGATAGATATATTAATGGTGATGGTGGAGAAAGCAATAAAGAAAGAGCAGCTAAATCTTTTATTGAAACATCCAATATGGATATGGAAACACTAAAAATTAAATCAATTGTACGTGATTCCGTTTTTTTTAAGTATATTATTAATAAGGCTGATGGATATATTTATCATGTAAAATCAAATGCATTACTTGGTAGAAATGTTTCAGATGTTGTTGAGTTTTTAAAGAATCCTTTAAATGAAGATGTTTTAAAAGACTTGAGCACAGCCACAGAAAAATATTGGAACTCTTAAAATTAAAATAAAATGGCAACAAAAAAAACATCAGCTCAATTAAAAGCTGAAGGTAAATCAATGAAACAAAAAGGCCAAGCTATGAAAAAGACTGGTCAAGTAATGAAAGTAGTTGGTAAATATGATCCTGTAAATGTAGCAGGTAGAGCAGTAAATAACCTTAATAAAGGGATTGCTACTGGTGCAAATATTGCATCTAAAGCAGGTTCATTAGGAATGAAAGCTGCTCAACAAGGAGCAGGTAAAGTTGTAAAAGGAGCAATGGCTGCTACTAATGTATTAGGTGCTGCATTAAATCCAATTGGTACAGCTGTAAAAATAATGAATGCTTCTCAAAAAGCACAAGCAAAAGCTAAAGCATCATCTAATAAAAAATCTTATGCAGATAGTAAAGGTGGTAAAACAACTGTAAGTAAAAATGCAAATGGTTCTAAAACTGTTGTATATAAAAAAGGTGATGTTAAGACTACTAAAACTTCTACTACAAAACCTGGAAAAAGTACATACAAAACAGGATCTGGAACTTCAACAAAGTTTACACCTAATGTAACTAAGTCTACAATAAAAGTTGAAGCACCAAAAGGTACAACAATTAAAAATACTGATGGAAGTAAAAAAGCTACTACTCCAAAACCAGCACCTGTAAAAGTTAAACCAATTACAGGTACTCAAAAAGTAGCTCCTAAAAAATCATCTAGTACATCTAGTAAATCTGAAGAAGTAACTCCATTGGCACCACGTAAAGCAACAGAAATTAGTATTGCTAGACCTGAGATTGCTAAAACTCCAGTTAAACAAAAATTTGGGGCTAGAGTTAAAGCTAAAGTTGCAGAAGCAGTTACTAACCGTAGAGAGAAAAAACTAGCTAAACTTAAAAGTAAGTTAGGTAAAATGAAAACTGGAGGTATGGTTAATCCTAATGTAAATGTATCTGTTAAACCAAAAGCATAAATAGTTATGGCACAATATACAACTGGGAAACTTTGTAACCCAAATCCAAGTTTACAAGTACAAAAAGTCCCTGGTAGCAAAGGTACATTTGTTGGTCTTAATACACCAATTACTGTACAAACAGTTGCTAAAGGACGTGTAGGTGGAACTAGTTCAGCTCCTAAAACAGCAGAACCAAGTAAATAATACTATTTTAATATATTAAAATAATGCCTAAAGATGCATGTTATACTAAAGTAAAAGCACAGTATGCTGTGTTTCCTTCAGCTAGAGCTTCTCAAGCTATTGCCAAATGCCGTAAAGGTTCAGGCACAGTAAGAAAGACTAAAGCTGGTAGTGATCTTAAAAGATGGCAAGCAGAAAAATGGCAAGATACTAAATCAGGAAAAGCTTGTGGTGCCGGTGGTAAAAATGAATACTGCCGGCCAACAAGAAAAGTATCTAAAAATACACCAAAAACAAAGTATGAATTATCCCCTTCTAAATTGGCTTCAAAGAAAACTGAGAAGTCTAAAGTAGGAATGGGAAGAAGAGTTAAAAATGTGTAATGACTAAACTTATGTGTAATGGATAGAGTAAAAAGATTAACACAAAAAGAAAATAGACTTGTCAAGAAAGGTTACAAGGCTGTTGATGAAGGTAGAGAAAAAAAAGCTGATAGACTTTTAGGTAGAGCAGCTAAAACTCAAAACCGTATAATTAACATAACTGAAAGAAAAAAGGGAGGTAGTGTTAAAACTAAAAAGAAATAGTCATGGCAACAAAAAAAACAACAGTTCATCCTCTTACTGCATTTAGAAAAGCTAATGAAGCTAGACTAGCTCCAGTAAAAAGATCTATGCAAAAAGCTCAAGAGGGTATGTCTTTTAAAAATACTTATGCTGGTCCATTGACAGAATCAGATACTAAAAGACTTGACCAAGCTTTTCCATCTACAACTACACCTAATGTACCATTTGCACCAGCAAAACCAAATATGGGTTATGGTACTGAAGATATGTACAGACAAAAAGAATCAAGTGATAGATCTGCTTTTGAAAATTATTTAAGATCTCCTGCTGTTGGTCGTAATAATAAAAGACTAGGAAAAGGTTTTAATAATGAAGCTCTTATGAATCAAAAGGGTAACCGTCAGGCTACAATAGCTAGTATAAATGAAATGAATAATATAGATTGGAAATCAGAAGAAGGTAACCAAACAAAAAAAATGTTAGATAGAGATTACAAAGAATCTTATAAAAAAGGAGGCTTAATAAAAAATGTGATTGCTAAAAAAACAATGATAAAATCTAAAAGAAAATAGTAATGGCAAAGACAGCTGCATGGACCCGTAAGGAGGGAAAGAATCCTACAGGAGGATTAAATGCTAAAGGAGTAGCAAGTTATAGAGCTGCTAATCCTGGTAGTAAACTTAAGACAGCTGTTACTACCAAACCATCAAAACTTGATCCGGATAGTAAACCGGCCAAAAGAAGAAAGTCATTCTGTGCTAGGATGTCAGGTATGCCTGGACCTATGAAGGATGAAAAAGGAAGACCTACAAGAAAGGCTCTTTCATTAAGAAAGTGGAATTGTTAAAACATTATATAATGAAAAAAGTAGTTAAGAAATATGACAAAGGAGGTGCTAAACCTAAAGGTGTATCTAAACAAGTTGCATCAGTTACTGGTCTTCCTGAAGGTAGTTATGTTGCTAAATCTAAAGCAGTTACTAAACCTGCAGTTAAAACTATAACTAAAGCTCCTGTTAAAAAAAATGCAGCAGTAGGTAAAGCAACAGCTTATAAAACTGAAAAAAGAACTTATGTAGATCCTTCATCTCCAGCTTATTCAAAATTATCTGCTAAAGAAAGAAATGAAAATACTGCTAATCAAGTAAGAAAATCAACAGGTACTCCTTTATATTATTCAACAGGTACTAAAGTAGCTTATAATAAAAAAAATAATACTAAAACTATTGTTAATTATAAAGCTGATGGTACTAAACAAACTAAAGTAATTAATTATTCTAAACCTGCTACAGCTAAAAAAGCTCCTGTTAAAACACCAGTTAAGCAACCAGTTAAAACTGCTTATGATGTATTAAAAGATAAGCAAACAGCAGTAAAAAATCCTAGAGTTGGTACACCAGTTAAAGGTACAGTTACTACAAATCCTAAGAAAACAGTTACTGTAAAAAAATCTACTGTTAAACCTGCAGCAGTTAAAGCTGTAGAAGAACAAGTAACTCCATTAGCATTTAAAAAAGTTTCTGACTTTGCTCCTATTAAATCTACAGCTAGTTCAACTACAAGTTCTGCACCTAAAAGTACAGTTAGTAAAACAACTCCAGATAGAGTTAAAGCTCCTGTAAACAAACCTACGGTTAGTATGGGTGAAAGACTTACTGGTTATAAAGGTACAAGTAAACCTGTTGCTAGTACAACTACTAGTGCACCTACTAGTACAATACCTACACCTACAGAATCAACTCCGGGTAGAGTTAGTTTAATAGATAGAATTAAAGGTAACATAGCTAAAAGAAAAATGAAAAGAATGGCTAAGTTATCTGAACAAGTTGGTCAAAGTAGAGCAATGGGTACATATGCTCAACCTGCTATGAAAAAAGGAGGTACTAAAAAATATGCTAAAGGTGGTTTTCCAGATTTAAATAAAGATGGTGAAGTTACTAAAGCTGATATTCTTAAAGGACGTGGGGTTATTGCTAGAAAAGGTGGGACTGTTAAAAAATTAGTTAAAGCTCAATATGGTATTAGTACGACTAAAGGAAGTACAACTAAAAAACCTTTATATAACCCAGCTAAAATTAAAGTAACATCTAGTAAAAAAAAACCTAGTTATAATGAAGTTTTTAAAACTAAAAAGAAATAATTATGGCTACAGCTAAAAAGAAAACAGATAAAAAATGGATTCAAAAAGCTGTGAATCCTGCACATAAAGGATATTGCACTCCAATGTCAAAACCAACATGTACTCCTAAAAGAGCGGCATTAGCTAGAACATTTAAAAAAATGGCAAAAAATAAATAATCATGAAAAAATGTATGCAATGTGGTGGTGCCACAAAAATGAAAAAAATGGCAAAAGGAGGTTCAATGAAATCTAGAGTTGGTGGACCAGCTAAAAAACCTTTTGCGGCTGGTATTCCTTATTTTACTGGTGCCGGTATGACAGGACCTGAATCTATGAAAACAGGTGGATTTGTTTCTGCACCTGTACAAACAAGATGTCCTCCAGGATATGTAAGAAAAGCATCAGGTATTGGATGTACTCCAATGGGTAAAAGATAATATATAAGTTATGTTAAATAGTGTATTGACAATTAAATTAAAACAAAGAATCAATAAATTAGATTCTCAAGACTATGACAACATAGAATGTTGGCAAGTTGTTGAGTCATTTAATAAAGCTCAAGTTGAATGGACTAGAAGACAACTCCATGGAATTAATCTTGTCAAAGAAGGTGATGAACAATCTACTAGAAGAAAAGATGATCTTCAAGTATTATTAAATACATTACCGGTTACTATGACAGATAAAGAATATTACTATAAAGGAGCATTACCGGAAGACTATTTACAATGGAAAAGAGTAGATGCTTATGCACAAAAAGATTGTTGTGATAATAGAAGAATGAGTGTGTATTTTGTAGAAGAAGGAAATCTTAATATACTACTTAGAGATAAAGGAACACAACCAAACTTTGAATGGGCAGAAACATTTGCTACTTTAAAAAATAATGAGGTTAATATTTATACTAATAATGAATTTAATATTCAAACTGTAGAATTAACTTTTTATAGACAACCTAGAAAAATTCAAATTAATGGCTGTGTTGATCCATATACTGGAATACAATCAACAGCAGATGTTACATCTGAGTTTAAAGATGACATAGTAGAATTAATAATAGATGAAGCTGCTAGTATTTTAGCCGGAGACATTGAATCAGGAAATCAATATTCTAGAGGATCAGAAGGAGCAGAACGTAATAACTAATAACAATGGAAAAAAGAATGTTAAAAAGACCAGCTAATCAAGAAGTAAAAACTACTGATTCTTCTGTCACACCAATTAAAGTACAATCTACAATAGATAGTAATACAGGTGGTAGTTCACTAGATAATATGGTAGCATCTTGTGGAGTTGAACTTATGAATGCTAGAAATACATTTCACAAGTTACATCTTAAAGTAACCGGGGAGGGTTCATATGCTGCTCATAAAGCTTTAAATAAGTTTTATGATGCAATTCCTGATTTTGTAGATACACTAATGGAAGGATATCAAGGAGCTGCTGAAAAAATATTAACATGTAAAGATGTTGCTCCTAGAACAGTAGATGATATAGCAGATGGAATAGCATACCTTAGAGAAATTTATGGTATGATTAATAAACTTCAAGGAAAATTACCTTATTCAGAAATAGTAAATAATCTTGACTTAGTTAAAGATGCCATCAATTCAACTAAATACAAATTATTATTCTTAAAATAATTTTGATTAATCAAAATAAATTAGTATATTAAATATATATTTATCAATTAAAAACAAAAAACAATGAGTTATTTTAATCATGCTTTCCAAAAGACCTTTGTAGGTACTAATGGATTCACAGGTTTAAATGAAGGTAAATTAGGTACACCAGGAAATATTCTTTCTGGTGGAGAATTTGCTTTTGTTGATGCTAAAACATGGACTGTTTTGGCTACAGATGCAGAACCAGGATGTTGCAATCTTGTATTAGCTGCAGGTTCTATTTATCAAAAAGATAAAATCGGTCCATTTCATGGTGGTTATTTAGAGTCTAATAAATCTAAAGAAATCAATCCTAAATATGTAAGCCGTTTTTACCGTGTTGATCCATGTACTCCTTCTGCTAATGTTATTCACGTAGGTAAAACTCCTTACACTGCAGATGGTGTATTATCTTTAGCAATTACTGATGATGGTGCTGACCTAGAAGATGGTGTTTATACTGACATTCCATTAGTTGATACAACTGCACCAACAGGTTCAGGATTACTTGTTAATATTACTGTAGTAGATAATGTAGTTGAGTTTGTAGAAATTGTTAATGGTGGTACAGGATGGGTTACTGCAGATGTAGTTACAACTACTGTTGGTGAACCAATTCCTGCTATTGCTGGTGAAACAGGTACACAACCTACATTTACAGTTACTGCTGGTGTTGGTGCAAATTGTTGCAAAGAGTTCTTATGTGGTGAGACTTATAATTTACGTTTAGATGTAAAAGGTTCTCCTGCTATGAGATACTTAAATCACAATGCATACTTAACAGTTACTGCTTACACAGGATGTTGTCCAGTTGGTTCTATTGCACCTTCTGCAGTTGACTCTACTGAAGTAATGATTAAATGGGCACAACAAATTATTGATTCTCCAATCATTAATCCATTTATTTTACCAGTAGTTATTGACGAAGCTCAAATTGCATGGTATGCTCCAGGAACAGATGCTAACTTCTTAGCTGCTTATAATGTTGATACTTGGGATCATTATGTATCTCCAGGACATACTGAAGGTGCATGTGCAGGATTAGTTCTTAATGGATCTTATGTTGATACTAAGTTTGGTGATTGTACATTCCAAATTTCTGACTTCTATGAAGTTGAGCCAGTTAGATTGTATGCATCTGAAACAGATTTAAATGGTGATCCTTGTACTTTTGAAGGTATCTGTGTAGTTACAGAATGTCAAGGTTCTCAAGCAATGGGTCTTGGTGAGTCAGTAGCACGTGAGGTTATCTTGTCTGAAGCATATAGACAAAATTTCTTCTCTAGTGACTTCAGGATTCGTGAGATTACTCAAGGTAATTCAGTATTTAATTACATTGACCGTAATTCTTTGTATACAAGATACTACTTACAACACAATGTTCCACGTTTCAATAACCCATCAAGCACATTTGATAATGATCAATACTTATTGGAAATCATTACAGATGGTGATATAGTGGCTTTTGAAGAATTTGTAAGAGGATGGTTAGAAAATTGTTCTCAGTGTCCAGAACTTGAAATAGTAGAATGTAAAACATCTTGTATTTCTGTTGTTCCTAATGTTAATACTTGGGATTAATCAATTATAAATCTAGAAAGGAAGGGGAGAGAGTTATAAACTCCTCCCTTTTTTTATTAAAAAATATATTATGGCCAATCATGTATTAAGTTTAGAAGTACCTACAGTAATGAATTCTTGTATCTTAAAGATATTTGATACAAGTGTTTATAGTGATTTACTTCCAATAACTTGTCCAACATTAAATATTACGGTACCTGGTTTTGATTTTGCAAACCAGATAGATGTAACAGAAAACTTTTTTGGAACATATACAGCTTGTGATTTACAATTACAAACAACTGATTGTGGTACCAGATATGTAGAAATACCAGATGGTATATACATTATTAAATATAGTGTTTCTCCTAATGATCAAGTATATGTAGAATATAATCATATGAGAATTACTAAAGCATTAATTAGATACAATAAAGCATTGTGTGATGTTGATCTGTCTAATTGTGCACCTCCGGCTAAGTCTCAACAAAGATTAACTGAGTTAGCTTTAATTAAAAGTTATTTAGAAGCAGCTAAAGCAAAAGTTGAATTTTGTCATGAACCACAAAAAGGTATGACTTTATATAATTATGCTCTTAGACTTTTAGATAAATTAGATTGTAGAAATTGTTAAAATATTTAAAACCAACAAATTATGGCAACATGTTCAAATTGTAAAGCAAACTTATCTTGTGGCTGTCAAAAAAGAACAGCTTCAGATAAAACATCTGTATGTTCAAACTGTCTTTCAAAATATGAAGCAAGTTTAAAAACTAGTACAGTTAAACCTGCTCCAATCAGTAATCATATATGGGGAGCTAATAGATATAAAAAATAAAAAAAATGGCTAAAGATATTTGTTATACTCTGTATCCTTGTGGAGACAATTACCCAGTTATATTTACAACTGATGATATACCAGGGGGTTTACTAAATACTCAAGTAACTATTGGTAATCCTAATCAATGTTATTGGTTAAGTACTAGTCCTCTTGGGCAATGCATAAATCCTATTAGTGTAACAATAACACCAGCAACTGATTGTTGTCCTTCTACTTGTTATTATGTACCAACAGGAGAGGTATTTTATATTAATGAATTAGGAGAGCAACATATTCAATTTGGTCCAATTCAATTTTGTTCTATTATTCAACCATTGTATAATAAAGGTACAGTAGTTATTAAATTAGGAGAATGTACTGAAGATGGTTGCCCATCATATTGTTACAAATTAGTAAACTGTGACGGTGTAACTGATCCTTTATATACTACTTCAGAAACTATGTTACCTTATGCTGTTGCAGGAACTACAGTAACTTTAATAGGGCAAGACGGATGTTGGGTACCTGAAATATCTGAAGATAATTGTGAGTGTGCTATTAATTTAATAGTTAATGAGACATTTGCTGATTGTTCAGAATGTATAGGTTATATTACATACAAACTTACAAACTGTAATGATAATACAGTAATATATACTAGTGATGATTTATCTACTTATACAAATCAAACTGTAGAAATAGATCCATGTGATGGATGTTGGTTTGTAGAACAACTAGATTATCAAGGACCTTCTGATCAAACTGTTACAGTTACTCGTGTATTTGGTTCATGTGAAGCATGTAATAAAACATATTATGAATTAATTGATTGTGCTGGAATAGAACCATTTATTACTACTACTACAGATTTATCTGCACAACTTGGTAAGTTTATTACTTTAAAATGGTGTCCAGATGTATGCTGGGAAGTAACTGAAACAAGAGATGATTCAAATTCTACAATAGTATTTCCAACAGGAGAATATGATTCATGTCCGGAATGTGCAATTGCTGTATTACCATGTGAATGTCAAACAGTAATAAATACGGGACTAACAGACACTTTAACTTATATTGATTGTACTGGAAATACAGTTAATATTACAGTTCCTATTGGACAAAGAAGTACTAAAATATGTGCTAAATTAATAGAGTCAACTCATGCAAATGTAATTAAATATGGTGATTGCATTAATGGTGTATGTCCTCCATTAGTTTATCCTAAAGCTACAATTATTCCTGGATACAATACACCTACATGTACTCCTGATAAATATGAAGAAATAACATGTAGAGCTTCTGAAATACTTTATAAACAAGTTCTTCAAAGAAAATATGGTATTAGTAATTGTTGTCCAGAGGAAGACAATAAATGGTTACTTAAAAAAGAACTAATTGATATGGCAGCACTAGTTGATCCTGATTATACATGTGCTCCAAGTACTACTTGTAATTGTCCTCCATCTAATTGTAGTTGTAAGACTTGTAATTCTTAATAATAATTTGTATATTATATTAATAGATAAAGATATGAAACCATTAAATTTAGATAATAAACCATGTAGTCCCACATCATCTAATTGTGTGATATGGTCTGGAAGAAATCTTCCATGTATTAATTTATGTACAGGTGATACTGTCACAGATGTAATAGAAAAATTAGCTACAGAACTATGTACTATTATGGATCAGTTAGATATCTCTAACTATGATTTATCTTGTTTTAATATTACAGCATGTCCTCCATCTAGTTTTACTGAATTGTTGCAATTTTTAATTGAACAAATTTGTGATAGTCAAGGAGTATCTACTACTGGTAAAACTTTATCTTCTGGATGCCCTGATTGTGTAGTTACAATGGCACCATGTTTTATTACAGGAACACAAACTACAATGCAATTAGTAGATTATGTTAATCTAATTGCATATAGAATTTGTAGCATTAGTGCTGCTATTACAGACATACAAGCTCAGATTGTAGATTTAGATGTTAGAGTAACTATTCTTGAAGATGCACCAACTCCTACATTTACATTACCAACTATTACTGTAAATTGTACATTACAAGATTCCCCGTTTATTGGAAATGGTGGTCCGGCCACAGCAATTGATTTAGTGTTAGATGCATTAGTTAATGATAATAAATATGGGTATTGTGCATTAAAATTTAGAACAGGAGAACCATCAGATATCTACACTGCTATAACAACTCAATGTATTCAAGATGGTGATTTTACTTTATCAAATCCATTAGTAACATATGCTACTGCATATTTTGGTTCTTGGATAGATACGGCTGACATAGAAAATCTAGCAAATTCAATTACTAATATTTGGATTGTACTTTGTGACATATATAATGCATTTAATAACATTACAATTAATGTTACAAATACAGATACAGTAGAACTTACTTACGTAGGTGGAATATTATCAGCTGATATAACAGATACTGGTTGGCAACCATTAAACGGTTTTGATCATTATACAGGAACAATGGCTACACAAAAACCTGAAGCTAGAAGAATTGGTAAAGTAATTCATTTTAGAGGTGATGTAATTATACCTTTAGATAACCCTACTATACCAGGTGTAGTTGTACCTTTATCTTTACCAACTTCTTATTATAATGAACAAGGTTGTACTCCATTTACAGGAGTTGGCGGTGTTACAAGTAATGCTTTATTAGGAACTATATTTTTTAATAACGGAGGTTCTGTAATTCCTACAACTGTATTAGATTCATTAATATTTCCAGATGGAGTATATACAATGGGTTGGGTAACAGGAGTAAGACCTATTGAATTAACCGGAACATATGGTACAAGTTTAACCAGTTCTTTTATTGTTGGTATTAATGCTAGTAAACAACTATACATTTCAACATTAAAAGATCTTGAAAATTTATCTACACTAGCTCCTAACAATGTTACAGGAGGATCTCCATTAAGATATATTACTAGTAATGTAAAAGCTGGGGATTATGTTCCTAATTTTATTAATGCAGCATCTTATGTTAATAGTGTTTCTGCAACAGGAGTTAATAATATTACTACTGAAACTGATTTTTCTGGAACAGATTTACAATGGACTTTTGATTGTGAAGCCGGTAATTCAAATAATTTAGGAGGATTTAGTTTTAGAATAGATGGTTTAATATCTTATATATTATAATATTATGTCAACAAATAATACATGTAAAAAATGTGGATGTCAAGACCAAGCTTTGACTACACCAATAGTATACCCTACTCCGGCACCATGTCTTAAGCCGGAACCATGTTCTGAAGCTTTTGATTCTCAATGTGTATATTATACAGGAGATGATATTATGTGTGGTACTGATATTGTAGTACATCAAGATGATACTATAGAAACTGCATTAAATGATATAGTAGATTATTTTTGTACTAATGTCCCTGTACCAACAGCAAATATATTAAAAGTTACTATTAATAAAAATCTTTTAGATCCTTTAAAGTTAGATTCTACAATTGTAGGAGGTACAGGACCCTTTATATACAATTGGTCTATTGCTCAAAATGTATTTATGGGTCATAACTTTAATGGTTCTACTACTATAAATAGTGCACTTTTTACTATAACTACTGATGGTATTCGCACTGTAAATGGAGATAGTTTATTTCAATCATTAATAAAGTTAGAAGTTACTGATGTTAATGGAGCTTATGGTTCTGCATATTATACATTTTCAACAGTAACTGCAGGTTAAAAATATTAAGTTACAGTTTGTTGGTTTCTGTGACAACAAAGCAAAGCCCCTGCACTTGTAGGGGTTTTGTTTTTATACTATCTTTACATTTGTTAAATACAGTAATTTTTAGTATATTAATAGTAATAGTATGAAAGAATGTAAAGCACCAGATGTAAAAGGACCACGTTATAGACCTGAAGTATATAATGTTTTAAACAAAGAGTTTTGTAATAATTTTAGAAAAAAATACCCAAAGTATAAAAACTTAGATAACATTACTATAAGAGCTATAATAAAACAATTTAATGAAACAATATATAATACAGTTATTGAAACAAGAGATGGTGTGCAATTACCTGAATCTATTGGTTGGATATTTATAGGTACTTGCCAACAAAGTAAAAAAAGAAATATTGACTTTGCTAAGTCACAAAAATATGGAGTAACAGTTATAAATCAAAACTGGGATTCAGATGGTAAGTTAGCTAAAATATTTTTTACTAGTTATGCATTAAAACACAAAATGAAGAATAGAGAGTTTTGGAGTTTTGTAGCTTGTAGAAATTTTAAAAGAAAAGTAGCTAAGACTTATCCTGAAAACTGGAACATGTATGTAGCAGTAGATCCAACAAAAAAAATAAATATGAATTATAGTAAAGCTTACTATAAAGATATAAAAGCTAAGGAAACTACTAAAGCTTTAAAAAACTATAATGAATTTGACTTATGACAACAATTGGAGAAGCAATATCAAGAGTAAGGCACACATTAAAAGCAGTTAATGAAGATGCTTTTTTAACTGATAGAACCATATATTTTTCATTACTAAAGTATGCTAAGTCTTTAATTAAAAGAGAAGACAATCAATTTAGATTAATGAAGATGAGTTCTATCTTTTCTACTTTACCATACATTGAATTGATTGATGTAGATAGAATAGATGCTGGATGTCTTGGTGTATATTCCGGATGTTACTTTAAAAGATCCAAAGATAAATTACCTGAAATACTAAATGGTATGTTTGGCCCTATTATACGTACAGCATCTTCAATAGATGGTAGTATAGAAATGTTTAGAACAGAACCAGGTATATGGAGTTCAATGACAAAGTCAACTACTTTTAGATATAACAAAAATAAATACTTTTGGTTTTTAGATGGTTATTTATATTTTCCTAATTTAGAATGGGATGCTGTAAGAGTAGAAGCAGTATTTGAAGGTAGACTAGATACATGTGAAACTAAAGATGATTGCTCATTAAAACAAGATCAAGTATTCTTTTTACCTGAATACTTATTTAGTGAAGTTGAACAATATGTAGTTAAAGAATTAACCATGACTATATCAGTTCCTACAAATGGTCCGGATGATAGTCAAAATGCTCAAAGATAATGGATAGTAATTACACACTCAAATACAGAACTTTTGATCAACTCTTAGAAGATGTATCAATTGACTTTAGTACTTTTTCATTAGAGAATATGATTGAACCACAAACTCTAATTAAGTTAGCTAAAAAACTTAACTATGATTTAGGTCTTAGAATCAATCAAACTAGAGAAGCTATACTAGAAGTATGCCATAGTAGAGTTAAGTTACCAGATGACTTCTATACCTTTAATTACGGTATGATCTGTGGTGAGTATACAGTATTAACCGGATATGATAGAGGTGGGACTAATATTCAAGAAATTCCATATAAAGAATTTCCTAGTACATTTGACCAATGTGCTGTACCTACAGTAAATTGTAGAACATGTAATTCTAACCCATGTAACCATACAGCAGCATGTTTAGATAATGTTCCTCCAACTAATGTTATACCTACAGAATATGACCCTAATAATCCTTATGGTGATACTTGCATTAAACCAAGAGTCTTTATGAACTGTAAAGGTGAACAATATGAACTTGTACAAGTAGTAAGCACATCTAATATTAGAACATATAAAAACATGCTTCCTTTTAGAATGATATCTAGTCAAGAGATTGAATGTGATTGTCCAAATCTTTATTATAATACTAGTAATCAAGGATGGATAAAAAATGGATTTTTATTTACTACTTTTGAAGAAGGAAAAGTTTATATAAATTATCAAGGTGGAATGGAAGACGAAGACGGTAACTTATTGGTACCGGATCATGACTTACTTAATGAATATTATGAGTATGCTTTAAAACAAAGAATACTTGAAAATCTTTATATGAATGGTGAGGATGTATCACAAAGAATGCAACTAGTAGAACAAAGAGTTAAAGCTGCAAGAAACCAAGCATTAACTTTAGTTAATACTCCAAACTTCCAAGAAATGTATAAACTGTGGTGGACTAATAGAAGATCACAATACAGTAAATATTATGACATGTTTAAATCACATGCACCAGATAATGATTTTTATAGACGTTTTGGAAATAAAAGAGTAATTTAATATGGCAAAGAATTTACAAAATACATCCCAGAATGTAACTAATAATTTTAATAAAGGATTAAATAAAGATTATGATCCTTCACTAGTACAAGAAGGTATGTGGACTCATGCTAGAAATGCTAGTAATAATACTATTGAAGGTGACGTAGGTTCATTGTCTAATGAATCAGCTAACTTTATATGTGGTATTACTGGAACAACCATGCCATTAACTGTTGTTAAAAAATATATTATTGGTGCTATTCAAATATTTTCTGATAAATGGTTAATATTTACTGCTGGTCATAATCCATTAGGTCAATCTATTTCATCTGAAATTGGATTATTAGAAGAAGAGTCATGTTCTTATAGACCTATTGTACAAGATGCTTGTTTAAGTTTTGATAAAAGATTTTTAATTACCGGAGCTTCTAAAGAAAATGAAGATTGTAGTTGGTCAGTATTTTTTGCAGACGGTAATAATCCAGATAGATATATTAATATTGGAGATCCAAAAACTTGGCCATCATCTGATTATCAATGGGTAGGTACTACTGCAGATATGAACTATTATTTTAATGGTACTGATAAATTACTTTGGCCAAATGTTCAATGGGACACATATTGCACAACTGTCAATAGTTGTATTATTTGTGAAAATTTACCATCTTTAAATTGTGATAAACTAAGACTTGCTAGATTAATGGAAACTCCATGTCTTAATGTTACATTAGGTACATCAGGTGGTACATTAAGAAATGGTTCTTATTTTGCAACTATAGCTTATAGTATTAAAGGTCAAAAAGTTACAGATTATTTTTCTCAAAGTAATGTCCAACAAATATGGACTCCTAATAATAATGAAGGTTCATTGTTAATTGAAGTAAATGCAGATAGTGTTAACTTTAGTGAATTTATATTAGTAGTAGTACAAAATATTAATCAAGGTACTGTAGCTAAACAAATTGGAATATATTCTACTAAGACTAGTAAAATTGAATTAGATCAAATTAAAGAAGATTTAATTACTGTACCATTAGAACAATTACCATTACAAACTCCAATATTTGAAAAATCAGATCAAATTGCTGATGTAAATAATTACTTACTTAGAGTAGGGCCTACATCTAAATTTGATTTTAACTATCAACCATTAGCTAATTTAATTAGAGCTAAATGGGCTTCTGTAGAATATCCTGCTGACTATTATATTAATGGAGGAAATAAAGGAAGTTATTTAAGAGATGAAGTTCAACCATTTTTTATTAGATGGGTGTATGATACAGGAGATAAATCTGCATCATATCATATTCCAGGAAGAGCACCAAGAACATTTTTAGTCCCAACTAATAATACATTAACTCCAGAACAATCTGTTCTTGTAGATCAAAATAGTTTAACTGCAGATGATCAAGTATTTGAAGTTTATAATACTGCAAGTTCAGCACCTACTCCAGGTTTAGTTGGTACTATACTAGCCGATGGTGGTAAAGTTATTGATGCTGGAGATATGGGATATTGGGAATCAACTGAAATATATCCTGACAATCAAGCTGAAATTTGGAATGCTAGTGCTCATTGTTGGACAGGTGTAGGTAACGTACCAAACAATGCTTATGACTTATGTGGTCTCCCTATTAGACATCACAAATTCCCAGACAATTATTTAAATAATAATACTGTACATTTTTCAACTAATCCTTCAGCAGCAACCCAAGGTGACTCTTTAAAAATAAGAATCATGGGTGTGTACTTTGAAAATATTATAATGCCTAAAGATAATGATGGTTATGATATTCCTGGTATAGTAGGGTATGAGATTCTTAAAGGTTCTCGTGAAGGGAACAAAAGTATTATTGCCAAAGGTATGGTAAATAATATGAGAAGTTATGCAATAAAAGGAACAGTTGCTAGAGGTAGAGAAGGATTATATCCTAACTATCCTTTTAATACTATTTTACCTTTAGGATATTCATCAACATCCGGAGACCATAATTATTTATTTAATGATCCTTATATTAAAATGCAGGATCCGGCTAATGAAGATGACGTACTTAATCAACAAGTACCAAGTGATATTATTACTTTTCATTCACCGGATACTATGTTTAGAACTCCTTATCTATCAACTACAGAATTAAAACTCTATGGTTATTTATCTGGATTTTCTACTCAACAGTTTATTGAACCAGACCAACATCCTAAGTTTAAATTATTAGCTGATGCTAGTGTAATAGTTATGTTTTTAGGTGGTATTACTGAAGCTATCATATCTTTTATTGGTAGGTATGATAAAAAAGGATCATCATTTACTTCTCCTGGATATGCAGCTGGAGATCCAACAGGACTTATTCCTTTTAGTGCTCAAGTTATAGGAGCTAGTGCTGGACAAGCTACAGCTACCGCATATGATTCGGCAATTGCAGCATATTACTCAGGTGGAGGTTCTATTGCAGATGCATTAACATATGCAGTTACAGGTCTTAGACCTATATTAGCAGGAATCAATACTGCTAAAGATACAGCACTAACACCATTGATTGCAACAGGTGGGGTTGCTGTAACAGGAGATGAATATACTTATACAGTTCCCAATTTAGATTATTTACCATTACCTCTTAGAGCACTTGGTGGGCTTAACCAAGCTTTATATTATTTTTCTGAAGGTGCTGATGTTACTTTAAATATTATATATACTTTATTACCTTATAGACAATTTGCTTTACAATCTGTAGCTCATGGATTTTATAGTAACATGACTAAAGAAAATATGGCTGTAGATATATTAAGATTTAAAACTGATGTAAATTTATATTTAAGAGATGCTATTCAAGAACTTCCTAGATTTCAAGACACATCAGGTACATACCATTCTTATAGTATTAACAATCTTAAAAGATCTGATACAGTAGTAATAAGAACTACCACAGGAAATAATTTAAACCAAGGACCTAAATTATTAAATATAGACCAATCATTAGTTACACTAGGTACTTTAGTTCAACATGGTACAGGATCAAATTTACCAGATTTTGAAAATCAAGAAATTCCTTTTAGTTTACCTATAGCAAGTCATTATGCTGGAATAAAAGTAAGACTAAGAAATCAATATGGTCAACTGCAAGGTATTAAACAAATTGTAATATCACCTTGTGAACAAAAAATTAATTTAAATGGGTTTACATTTCAAACTGTACAAACTAATATTAATTGTCCTACATTAACATTAGGTAATCCTAATCTTGTATTTAAAAAATTAAGCATGTCTCCAATATTTTTTGGAGGAGATACTTATATAAATAGATACACTGAAAAAAATACAATGTTTTATTACTATGATTGGCTATATGGTCAACCAAATGGTTTTGAATATAATTACTATTTACATCAAATGATACCTTCTCCTAGATTTAATGTAAATAGTATTAAGTATGAAGTATCAGATATAGCACCTGGTAACTGGAATAGTCCATTACCTGGTACCGGAGCTGTACCTACTAGTTTTTATAATCTAGATTATTATAAAAATCCTAATAGAAAGTATGATTATGTTAATGATCAACCAACAGGTTTTCCAGATACATATCCAGGAATATTAGGAGTTAAAGATTCTAAATTTTATTTAGCTAATTCAGCTGTAAGAGATTTCTTTGTAGAGTCAGATGTATTAGTAGATTTTAGAGAACCTGGTTTAACAGTAGCTGAAAAAAATTATGATCCGTATAGATATACAGATTACATATCTATGTTTAATATGAAACCTGAAATTATTACAGCAGGTAACTGGTACAGATATGATTATTCATTAAGTGCTGCAAAAGCTTATACTCAATATTTTTCAGCAGGTAATTTACAAAGTAGATATTATAATCCTAATGTAGCTAGTTTATGTTATACATATTACCCAGATAGATTATATTATTCTTTACAACAACAGGAAGAATCATTTAAAGATAGTTGGTTTGTATTTCTTCCTAATAATTATAAAGAGTTTAGATCTCAACTTAATGGAGTAAAATCAATTAATAAATCAGGTTTATTTATTACATTTAAAAATGATAGTCCTTTAATGTATCAAGGGGTAGATACTCTTCAAACAGATTTAGGAACTAAAATTACTATTGGTGATGGTGGGTTATTTAGTCAACCACAACAATTAGTATCTAATGCAGATAAACCGTATGAATACGGATCATCTCAAAGTAGATTAAGTGTAGTATCTACACCAGCTGGATTATTTTATATATCTCAGAATCAAGGTAAAGTTTTTAACTATGCTGATGGTTTAAAAGAAATATCTCAAACAGGATTAAAGTGGTGGTTTAATTTATTCTTACCATATCAATTAACAAAAGATTTTCCAAATTATCCATATAAAGATAATCCTGTAGCAGGTATTGGGTGTCAGGGTATGTATGATAATATAAACTCTGTTTTATATTTTTCTAAAAAAGACTTTAAATTAAAAGAAGAATATAAAGATCAAGTACAATATATACCAATGATAACTACTGGTAAATATAAAGGTAGAGGAGATTACTTTACTTTAAATGGTACCGGACGTTATGAATTAGGAGATGAATTTTTATTTGAAGATGCATCATGGACATTAAGTTATGACCCTAAAAGTCAATTTTGGATTAGTTTTCATGATTGGCATCCTGATTTATCTTTACCTACTAAGACTACATTCTTAACAACTAAGAATAATACATTATGGAAACATAATGAAGCTTGTGATTATTTTTGCAATTATTATGGAGTTGATTATCCATTTGAAGTAGAATTACCTGTTATCACAGGTAAAACTGTTACTACTACAAGATCTGTAGAATACATATTAGAATGTTATAGAAGATCATCTATTAACTGTATTGATCAATTTCAAGTGTTAGATTTTAACTTTAATAAAGCTGTAGTATTTAATTCTGAACAAGTATCTGGATATCTTAATCTTAATATATTTCCAAAAAATAATATTACATTAAGTTTACAATATCCTATTCCTAATCCTGCAATTATTGTTGAACCAACAATTCAACCATTACCAGGATTTGAAATATTATTTTCTAAAGAAGAAAACAAATATAGATTTAATCAGTTTTGGGATATAACTAAAGATAGAGGTGAATTTCCTATTGGTTCTACATATCCTCCAACAGGTCCTTTAGTACCAGGTACTACTGAGTTATTAGGAAATTATTCACAAGAATATATTTGGATAACTCAACCTAACGGATATGTTAAAACATTAAATCCAAATAACTTAGATATTAATAAAGCTCAATTACAAAGAAAAAAGTTTAGACATTACTTAAACTTTTTACATCTAAGAAGAGATGTATCTGGAAATGTAAATATGATATTAAAATTAAGTGAAACAAAAAATCAACTATCTCTAAGATAATGAATAAAAAAGTTTTATCCAAAGCTGTATCTGAATTAGATAAAGCAAAAGCTCCGGCAAAACCAAAAGATATAATTACTGATCCAATGGGTCAATGGAAATTTCTTGGACAAGATACTAGAATCCCTGGTAATGGTAAAGGTGATACTCTTAAGATTACTATGAAGGGAGTACCAGTTCCAGTATTTGCACAACCAAATGTAGGACCCGGTGTTATGATGGAATCAGGTAAAGATTATGAGTTTCCAGATGCAGACTATGTAGATGAAAGTCCACAGATGAAAAAAGGTGGTGTACTTAGATTACCTAAAATGCCTAAGCCATCTAAAAAAGGTGTATTAAGTAAAGCTTATAGTAGAAGTTTAGATGCTACAAATAAATTATTTACTGAACATATTTTATCTAAAAAAACTAAATCTAAAAAAGGTAAAGTATTTGACCCTAATGCTAATTATCAAGATGGTGGTTTTTCAACAAGATTAAGTGCTTCACCTGACATGGGTGCTGTAGTTAATCCATCTGTAAATTATAATAAAGGTAATTTTAATATTAATGCTTCATCAACAGTACCTGTAGAAAATTTAAAAAATTATTCTAAAAATTTAAATGTTAATGCTACTTATAAAAAAAATTTAAAAAAATATGGTAATTTAGAATTATTAGGCAGTGGATCTTTTTCTGAAGAAAATGACCCTAATTATAATGTTGGTGTTAATTATAATAAACAATTTAAAAATGGTTTAGGAATTAATATTAATGCAAACTCTCCATTAAAAAATATTAAAAATAATGCAAATGCAAATGTTGGTTTAACTTATAATTTTAAAGACGGTGGTTATATAGAAACAGATCTTGCAGATGATGAAATAGAAGAACTTAGAAAAGGTGGTTATATTGTACAGGATATATCCGTACCATCAGTAGGTGGTTATAAACAAGGTGGTGCTTTACTTACTAAAAAAGTAACATGTAAAAAATGTGGTTGGAAATGGGATGCTGCAGATGGTGGTGATGATATTACTACTTGTCATAAATGTGGTGGTCAAGGATTAGTACATGCACAATTAGGACAAAATACAAAATCATATACTAATAAAGAAGGTAGTACAACAACAAAATTTACTAAACCTGATGGTACGACATATATAAAAGTTAAAGGTGCTGATGGTAAAGAGTATAATAAAACTGTTAAGCCAATAAAACCAATGTCTCGTAAAGAGTTTATGCAGACTGATTATTATAATCAAGGTATTCAAAATCCTCAATTTAATATAACTCCTGCTGATAATACAAATGTTGTAAAACCTTTAATGCAAACTCCTGTAGCAAAACCTGTATTAGCTAACAGAAATGAACAAAAAGCTTTAGCACAACATTTAGTCAATACAGGTGCTGCTAGTAGATATTTAGGAGATAACTATGATGATAGTAAAACATTAAATGAAGCTATGTTAGAAAAAGTTCAACAGAACCCTAACATTATGAATTCTATTAATAAACAAGAATATCAATATCTTATAGACAAAGAACAAAAAGCTTATGATAAAGCTAGTCCTTTAGAAAAAACTGCAAGTTTTATACATTCAACTATTACTGATCCTGTATTAGTAGGCTCTAATCTTATTGAAGGTAAAGCTCCTATGTTATGGCAAGGAATGAATAGAAGAGATAATACTAATCCTGAAACACAATCTTTTTATAATCAAGCATCAGGTGCAAATGATAATATGTTAAATAATGTTGTAAATACAATTAATCCAGGTAATACAGGAGCTAGTGCATATCAGCATAATAAAGAAGGTAATTATTTAGGTATGGTAGCTGATGTTGCTGAATTAGCAGCTATGGGTGCAGGAGCTCTTAAAAGTGCAAAAAGTTTATCAAATGTGGGTTCTAAAATGGGAAAATTAGAAAATATTGGTAATAGAGTAAATGATATTGTTGATGTTTCTGAAAATGCTAGTAATGAACAATTAGGTGATGGTTTAATTGGATTAGTGCCAAAATTAAATAAAGTAACTACTCCTTTAAAAGGAGCTAATGCTGCATTTAATAAAGAACCTATTATGAAAAAAGGTGGGATGACTAATAATTATATAGAACTAGAATTAACTCCTAAAGAAATTAAATGGTATGAATCTCAAGGATATATTGTAAAAGACATAGTCTAAACATTTAAAGTTTAATGAATAAACTAAAATTTATTATATTTATTATATAACAAGTAGTCATGGAAAAAAGACGTGTAAGAATATATAAAGCTGGAGGAGAACAAGGAGCTTATGTAAATAGTATGGCTCAGTTTTTAAAAAGAGCACAAGAAGGAGGTATGCCAGATGTTAATGAAATGGGATATCAAGATAGTCAAGAACAAGCCGCAGTATCTGAACAAGACTTATCCAAACAAATTGCTATGGATATAAATAATGAAGTTCCAAAAGAAACTATCATTATGAAACTTGTAAATATACAAGGTTTAGATCCTATGCAAGCTACTCAATATGTTGAACAAATGTATCAAAATATTGGAGAAGATAGTGAAGAAGAAATTGTAGATGAAGAACTTGTTGATGAGGAAGAAGTTAATCAAGAAGAAGAAGTTGTTGAAGAACCTCAAATGCAAGTACCAGAATTTGAACAAGAACCTGCTATGAGTTATAATGATTTATTAAGTCAAGAAATAGTAAATGAAGACAATCAGGAAGAAGATCTAGGTGGTTATGAAGAAGACTTATTAATGCAATATGGTGGTTCAGCAATGTTGACTCAAGATTTTTCAGCTGAGCAAGCTTATAAAGAAGGAGGTGCTTATAAAAAAGATAAAAGATTATATATTAAAAGTGTATTAGACTTAGTTAAAAAAGAACTTGGTGGTAATAATACTGTATCTGAAGAAAGCACTCCAGATCCTACAGGATCTAATGTAAGAAATAAAAACTTAAGTACTTTTGTATCTACATTACAGAATAAAAGTACAATGGCTATTGCTAAAGAAAAAGCTGAACAAGAGTTTGAACAATTACAACAACAAATGTGGACTCCAGAAGCACAAGTTGGTGGATATGTTGATGCTGATAATCCTGGTTTATCTACATTTGTATATGGTGGTAATGATCAAATTACACAATCTGATATAGACTTTTCTAATTCTAAAGATACTACTGATCCTAATTTTCCTAAAGCAGCCAAAGGAGGATGGCAAGATCTTATGAATAATTTATTTCCAGCAAGTATTCAAAGAAATATGCAAAGTATTCAAAGTGGTTATGCATATGATCCTATGACAGGTCAACGTTATAAAAATTTTATACCTAATGCAAATACTCCAGTTACAAGTATGCGTGTAGATAAAAGTGGTATATTTGGTAAACCTAAAAAATATACAGTTACATATGGTAATACTAATAATCAAATGATTAATAGTACAGCTAAAGATCATATTGGAGCACCAACTCAAACTAATCAACCTACAGTAACTAATCCCATTGTTCCTAACACAACTAAAATGAGTGATAGTGAAAAAATGGCAATGATGAATAAAAAATCTAAAGGAGGAATTAATATACAAAAATATCAAACTAAAGGTGAAGTTAAAACTCCAGTGTCATATAATACAGATCCTGCTATGAAAGGTTTAGTTGATGTAGGGTTAGAAGACCAAGGTAAACCAATTGAAGGTTTAGATTCTAGTCCTTTTCAAATGGGTTGGGAATTTGGTCAACAAACTCCAACAGTACCGGTACAAGCACCTAAAGAAAATGAAATTGATGAAAAACAAACTGCTGGTTATATGGAAAAAACTCCTGGAGGAAGTATGTCAATTGATTTTGATAATAGAAATACTAGAGCAACTAACCAAGCATACTTAAATGTAGCTAATGCAGGTATAAGAGGTGTAATGGGGATGATTGACAGAAAAAGAAATAAAAAAGATGAAGCTAAAATGTATGATGAATTAAATTCAGATGGAATTTTTGCTTCTACAGAATCGATAAACAAAGGAAATGATGAAACAAACTCAGGAATTTTTAGACCTAATGAAGCAGGTAGTAAATGGACTAGTAGTTCTAAATCAAAATATGGAGGTTCTTCAAATGAATATAATGAAGGAGATGAAGTAGAAATGTCAGAAGAAGAATTAGCAGACTTTATTGCTGCAGGAGGAGAAATATATTAATAACTTATATTATGAAAGTTAGAATTAAAAAATTACCACAAGCAAGAACAGGATACCAAGTACGTGGATCATTAGTAAATGATGTACCTGCATTTGGTGGAGCTGACTATAATGCATATATTGGACAACCAGATAGTAGAGTTAGTAAAACTATATCTAGAGTTAAAAGAGAAGATGCTAACTTAGAAGCTGAAGGTGGAGAAACTGTTGTAGGTAATTTAGATGGTAGTATGATGCCATCATTTAAAACTATTAAAGGTCCAAGACATAGTGCAGGTGGTGTACCTTTAGATCTTCCTGATGATAGTTTTATTTTTAGTGATACAGCATCTATGAAGATTAATGATCCTCATTTACTTAAAATGTTTAATAAGCCTACAAAAAAAGGTGGGTATACTCCTGCTGAATTATCTAAGCCTTATCAAATTAATGACTATAGAAAAATTCTTCAAGATCCAGAATCAGATTCAGTTTCTAAAAAAACTGCTGAGATGATGATTAAAAACTATACATTAAAGTTAGGAGCATTAGCATTAGCACAAGAAAGTCATAAAGGTTTTCCTCAAGGTATCCCTCTTATTGCAAGACCGTATATGAAAGCAAATGGTATTGCAGAAGAAGTATTATTACCTAAACCACAAGAACAAGAAGCTATGGCTTCAATGCCACAAGCTCCTCAACAAATGCCAGACCAAGAACAACCTATGGCTGCTTATGGTGGTAGTATGGGTGGATATGATATGCCATTTGCTAATGGTGGATCATTACAAGAATATCAAGATAAAGGTGAAGTAAAAGCTGAAACACCTAAGTTAACTCCTGAGCAAGAAAAAGAAGTTAAAGTAAAATGGAATGGTGATGTTGCTGGGTATTTAAAATATAAGCAAACAGAAAATGCTATTAAAAATAATCCTGAGTTTAGAAAAAAACTTTATGAACAATATAAAAAGACTATTGCTAATAAAGAAAATTACACAGGTGGTAAAAAAGAAAACTGGGAAAGTGCATTAAAAGATAGAACAGAAGAAGAAGTAATTAATAATTTATTAGATCAAGAACAAAGAAACTTAAGACTTAAAGCTTTTGGTCTAGATGCTTCTAAAACTGAACAAGGTAAAGTTAAAGGTTCAAATACAAATGCATCAGCTAAAAAACTTATTGAAGAAAATAAAGAAGGTTTAGGAGATCTTGATTTTACTAGAGGTTATATTGGACAAGCAGCATATATTGCATATGATGATTTGATTAATGGTGAAAAACCAAAAGGATATGATAGAACTCAAACTGGTAAAGATGATGAGTTAAAAGGTAGACCACGTATATCTGGTATTGATAATGATAATAATAATACTACATTAGGTGAATTTATTAGTAGTGTTCCTAGTGTAGAATCTCCAGCTCCGTCAGTTCTTCCTGTTATTAAAAAACAAGAAGAAAAACAACCAGATCCTTATGTACAAGAAGATGTAAATTTAACACCAGATGTACCAAGAAATCCTCAATGGTGGTTACAAGATACTGTAAATACTATGGGAGCATTTGGTGATATGTATAGTAGAAAAAAAGCTATGCCATTTGAACCAAGAGTAGATTTTGAAGAACCAAGACCAACATTTATTGATCCTACTAGAACTCTTGCTGCACAATCTGAACAAGCTAATATTGCTTCTCAAGCAGTAGGACAGTTTGCAGGAGCTCAAGGTGTCAATGCTAGACTAGCACAAATTCAAGGTCAAGGTGCTAAACAAGCAGCTGACACAATAAATAACGTTAATCAACAAAATGTAGGTATTGCTAATCAATTTGAACAAGCTCAGTCTAATATAAGAAATCAGGAGAATCAAGCTAATGCTCAAATGGCTACAAGAGTTTTTGATAAAAATGTTATTGCTAATCAACAGTTTGATAATACTAGATTAGCTGATAGAGAAAAGTTAAGACAGTCATATAATAATGCATTAACTAATAGAGCTAAAACAGATGCTTTAAATCAAATGTACCCTAACTATCAAGTTGATCCTACAACTGGAGGATTGGTTAATTACACACCAACAGATAAAGAATTAAGTACTACAGAAGATAAAGATATTATTGCTTTTGCAAATGAGATAACAGGATTCTCACCTGAAGTACAAAAAATATTGTTGAAGAATAAATTTGGTAAAAAAGGTGGTGAATTTGCAAAAGGTGGTGCATATGTAATGGGTAGTAATGTTTTCCCTTTTATGTTTACTTAAACTTATGAAGTTTAGTAAACTTATAAAATTTTAATATATTTACAGTATAGATAACAATAAATTATGGCAACGTATTTACAAGGTGTCACAGACTACATTCCTCAGTATCAGCCTTTTCAGCCTGATTTAAATTTCTATGGAAATGTATTGCAGACAAAGCAAACACAATATGATACCAATTGGAAATCTCTAAATAAAATGTATAGTCAGTATTATAATGCTGATTTAACAAGAGATGTCAATGTAGAAAAAAAAAATAATTACTTAAAACAAATTGAGTTTAATTTACAACGTGTATCACAATTAGATTTATCATTAGAACAAAATGTAGATCAAGCAACTCAAGTTTTTAAACCATTTTATGAAGATAAAGGTTTAGTTAAAGATATGGCATGGACTAAAAACTTTAACAATAACTATAGCAAAGCTATGTCTTTTAAAGGAGCCTATGATGAAAAACTTAGAAATCAATATTGGGATACCGGAGTAAAAGAAATGGAGTATCTTAAAGATGAGTTTAAAAATGCATCTGATGCTAAAGCTATGACATTTGGTAATGTAGAATATACACCTTATGTTAATGTAGTAGAAAAAGCACAAAAAATTGCTAAAGATGCAAACTTGTCTATTGAGTCTGTAGATTTTTCAAAAGATGGTAGATGGATTGTTAAGACTAAAAATGGAGAACAACTTACTGAACCATTAAGTAAACTATTTGAAGCTGAGTTAGGAAATGACCCAGCTGTACAATCTATATACAAAACTCAAGCATATGTAAACCGTAAGGATTATGCTTACTCTAATGCTGCACAATTTGGTGGAGATAAGGATGCTGCAGAAATGAAGTATCTTGAAAATAGTTTTAATTTACTTAAAGCTCAAACTCAACAAAGATATGTAGGTATTAAACAAAGATCTATTGCATACCAAGCACAAATTGAAGATTTAGAAAATCAAATTAAAAATGGCAATGCATCACCACAAGTTAAAACTATGCTTGCTCAATATCAAATGAATAAAGATATTAATGATAAAGCATTAGAAAGAGTTGAAACAGAACAAAAACAAATTAATGGTGGTCAATCTAGTACTGTTACAACAACTACTGGTTTTCAAAATCCTTATGGGGATATTGAATCATTAAGATGGAAAGTAGATAATGGTATGGCTTCTAACTTAATGCAAAAAGATTTAGATGAAGCAGCTAATATCTTTGCTTATTCTAATTCTAAAGTTGATATTGATGCTAACCCTTATGCATTAAATGATCAAAAACATGCTCAAAATATGCAAGCTGTTGCTGCTAGAAATGCAGGTTTAGCTAGAGCTGCACAAATCCGTAATCAAGGAGAAATGCAGAAAACAATTATGAAAGCTAGATTAGATGCAGGTACACATTATATAGATGAGCAAACAGGAGAGTTAAAACCATTTGAAGCATTTGAAACAACATTTGTAGATCCTAATGATAAAGGTACAGCAACAGATAAAATGAACCTTAAGAACACTAGTACAATGATTGCTAAAATGCAAACAGATAATGTTGCTAAACCTTACTTACAAAATACTTTATCTTTAATTGAAAGACTAGTAGATCAAAAAGTAATGACTAAAGCAGATGCTGCAAACATTTTAGGACATAGTAAAAATCCTAAAATGGATTATAAAACTTTTTCAGAAAGATTAAATAGTAATCCTTATACATTTATACGTAGTACTATTGGAGCTCAAGACTTAGCTAAGATTAGATATAAAATGGGTACATGGTTAGGTGCCAATGGTCAACTTTCTGGTTTAACTGGTGAAGAATTTGCTAATTATAAAAAATCAGCAGTAGCATTTGGTGATTATACTAAGTATCTTGAGGCAGATCAATCTTGGAGAAAATCTACTTCTAAAGAAGTTACTGCAGAATTAAAACATCAAGGTTTTAAAGCAGCATCACAATTGTATAATGAAAAAGGTGAATTAAGAAGTAAAAAAGAATTTAATAATGCAATTAGTCATTTAGGGTTAAGTGGTGATTATGATGAAATGGTATCTGCAGCAGGTGCAGTATATACATCTGGTAGAGTTAAAAAAGCTCCTCCAGGAATTGCTTCATTAGGAACAATGGAAGGAACCGGTAAATTTACTCCAGGTACAACAAGTATATATGTAAATCCTAAAGCTCATGGTACTAAAAGTTCTGCAATATTTGGTGAGGTAGTAAATGACTTAAACAAATTTGATTGGGGAGCTACAGATAAAAACCGTGTTACATTTGATGGAATTAGTAAAACATCTTTTGATAAAAGAGCTGAAGAAGGATTTAGAAATGAAGAAGGTAAAGCTTTATTAAATGCAATCAGAGGTGAAATGAATAACCCTAAAACAAAAATGGGTAATTTTAAAATTGGGGTATCTCCAGTTGCTGCCGGTACATTAAATAAAGCTGCTATTATTATTCATCCAGATGCTGAATGGTTAAAAAGTAAAGTATTTACAACAAATTCTAAAGGTGAAAAAACCGGTACCGGAATGATTAGTGCTGCACAATATGATCTTATCATGAAAAATGGTATATCATATATTACAGATTCTAAAAGTATCAATGGTAATAGTTTATACAAAAGTGCATATCAATCACCATTACAATCTTACGTAGATTATAAAGGTAGTTATACGTATGAAGACCCTGCAGATAATAGATATAAATACACTATTTCTAAAAGTACAGTAGGTTCAGGTGATTATAAAACCACTATACAATATCCTTTATGGAATGCTGAACTAGGTAAAGAAACTATACATGTTATGTCTGAAAATGTTTCTACTCAAGGTAATAATTTAGAAATGAATAGGGATGATTATGCATTTTCTACTATTCCAGAAATAATGACATCAAATAAAGAAAGATATAATGGCAACTACTAATGAAGAAACATTTAGTTCTTTGGATCCACTTGGTCCTGAGTATGGAAACATTAATCAACCAACTTTAGATAATCAAGGTTTATCGGCATTTGAAGGAGAAAGAATAAGAGATAAACAAATTAATTTTCCAACACCTCAAAGATTTACTCCTATAGCACCAGGATTAAATAATCTTGAATCACCTAATCAAAATGTTAGGAGAAATGTTGTAAACTCTGCACCAAATAAACCAGGTATAAATAAAAATAGTTCTCATCAAGATCTTGTTAATGGTATCAATGCTAAATTAAGAGCTAAGATTCAAACTAATCAAGATAAGAATTCTTATGCTAAAATCTATTCATATGATGCCGGCCCAGATGCTAATGCATTCTATAAAAGATATCAAGCATATGGACAAGAAACATTTGATAAGATTGGATTTTCTCCTTTAAGAGATAATGAAGCTTTATTTAATTCTCGTACAACAATGTGGGATGATCATGTTAGAATGATGAAACATTCATTCTGGCCTTTATTTTCACAAGGTTTTACTGCAGGTCCAAAGAGTTTAATGAAAATGTTTAGTGGGGATTTTACTAGTTCAGATCTAGAAGAATCAAAAGCTTATGAAGAAGCAGCTGCTATAGGACAATCTAATAAAGGTGGTATAGGAGGGTTTACAAATAACCTTTTAATGAACTTTGCATACAGTGCAGGTATCATGACTGAAGCTGTAGTAGAAGAAGTAGCTGGTATATTATTGGCTCCAGAAACATTAGGTGCCAGTTTATTTTTAACAACAGCTAACAATTTAAGAAAAGTTGGTAAAATTGCTAAAGGTGTTGATAGAGCTATTGATGGTATGAAAGCTGTTAATACTACTTTAAAATCTGTAGATAATTTTTCTAGTGCTAAAAAGTTTTGGGAAAGTACAAAAGCATTATCATCATCTTCATTTAATCCATTAAAAAATACTTTGCAAGGATTTAAAGATGCTCAAGGTACATTAAAAATTGGTAGTGAAATAAACAACTTTACTAATCTAGGTAAAGCATATAAAACTGCAGGTGGGTTTTATAAAGATGTCCGTAATATAAATATGGCTTTATCTGAAGCTAGATTAGAAGCCGGGACAGTTGAAAATAAAATTTATGATAATTTATATAATGAATATTATAAAGAACATGGTACTTCTCCTGATGATGCACAACAATATGAAATGATTAAACAAGCTAAGAAAGGAGCTGTTAATACTTTATATTGGAATACTGCATTAATCTATGGATCTAATACTATTACTTTTCCAAACATTGTAGGACCAAAAGGAGGTCTTAACAACTTTATGAAAAATACAGTTAAAGAATTACAAACTGTAGAGGGTGGTAAGTTTGGCAAATTAGGTAGCATTGTATATGATAAAGCTAAAAAACAATTTGAATTTCAAGCTAATGACTTTAAAACCTATGTAAAAAACTGGGCTAAACAACCAGTATATAAATCTTTAAAAAGTACATTAGGATATACTAAAGCTAATTTTACTGAGGGGGTACAAGAAAGCTTACAAGAGATTATCTCTGGAGCAAATGAAAGATACTATACAGATTCATTTAAAAGTCCTGTAATACAGTCTCACACATATGCTAAAGGTATATCTCAATATAACTCTATGACACAAGGAGATTATATGATGGCTGAAGCTAAAAAACAAATGTCTTCACAAGGTCTTGAAACATTTGCATCAGGATTTTTTATGGGTACATTAGCTTCACCAATTAATAAATCATTTGACTTTTTATCAGTAGGTTATAACAGAATGTTTAAACCTGAAGTATTTCAACAATACAAAGCAGAAAAAGAAAAAATTGCTACAGATACTGTAAAAAAATTAAATGAAATTGATATGAAAGATTTCTTTGATACAAGGATGTTTAATTATGGTGTACAAGATGCAGTTAGTTCTATTAAAAAAACTGGTACAACTAAAGAAGCACATGATGCTGATCATGATGGTTTTATGTCTCAAATGGACATGTTAATGAGAACTGGTACATTAGATGTATTTAAAGATAAACTAAAAGAAATGCAACAAATGTCTCCAGAAGAAGTTGAAGAAAATATTCCAACTATACCAAAAGAAGAAGCAAAGAAATACCAAGCTAGAATTGATGACACATTAACTAAAATTGATAGAATAGAAAAAAGAAGAGATTATTATAATCAAAAGTTTCCTAATCCTGTTGATATTGAAAATGTTGATGCTAGTAATGTTATGCAGTATGAAGATGATGTAGCATTACACTATGCATGGAATGATGCAATTAAACATGCTGTATATTTCAATGAAACATTTGAAGATACTATGCAAAGAAAAAAAGATATTGTATCTAGGTATTTATCTAAAACCCCATTAAAAGGAATGAGTCAAATTGACTCAGAAGTTTTATTTGATGGTAATAAATTAAATAATGAAATAATGATGCTTACTGATGAAGTTGCAGCATTAAAAGATTTAGATGATCCTCAAAGTAAAAAACAATTAAAAGAAAAATCTAAAAAACTTGAAGCATATGAAATTTTAAGTGATGCTAGTAATAACTTTAAAAATTTCTTTAATAGATATGATAATACTGAAAAACTTAAAGCAAAGTTACAAAAAGAAAAAGGTGAAAAACCTGTAACAGATGAAGAATTAGAAAAAGCTCTTGATGAACAATATGGAGAATTTTCTGAAGAAAACATAGGATTATATTATGCTAACTATGCTAATGGATATAAGAAGTATTTAAAGATGATTTCTAATGATGATGATATGTTGTTTGATCAAGACATACAAGAATCATTTATATTATTAGCAGATCATCACAAACTAGATAAAGAATCTAGAAAATTAATGAGTTATGTAAATTTACTACATGACCCAAATGGTTTTATTCAACAAGTTGAAAGAACTAAAGAATGGATGAAAGATCTTTATAGAAGAAGAGAAAGTTACTATAAAGAAATGGTTGACAGAGAACTTGATAATGTAGAGGATAATACATTAATGAATGCTTTAGCTGATGTTGGTATTTATATGAGTGCAGAAGACTATGCTAATTATAGTGATAATGGAATACCACCAAAAGAATTTGTTGACAATGTAAACAAGATGGTTTACAAAAGAGGTACTCAAAAGTATAATGAAATATACAATGAATACTTAGAAAAAAAAGATAGTTTAAAAGCAAGTAAAGTAAAAAAGAAAACCGGAACTAGTACATTAAAAGATACATTTAATAAAAAACTTGAAGAGATAAATAAAAAGGAACAAGAAGAATTAAATGCATTAGCTAAATCTAAAACAAGAGCTGATGTAAAAACTTTTGAAACTAATAGTATTAATATTACAGATACTGAATTTATTAAATCTCAACTAGAACCAGAACAATATGTAGAATTAAAATACCCAGAGAATCCAAAACTTAATAAAATTTTCTTTTTGGATAAAGATGGTGTATTAAAATATGATGATGTTAATGGTGTACCAGTTGATGAATTAGATGCAGATTTTACACAATCTGGTGCATATGAAGCTACGGTATTCAAATATACAGAAGCTGTAGATCCTGAACTTAAAAAAGAAATTCAAGATAAATATCAAAAACAAAGAGATGAAATTCTTAAAGAGTATAATAAAGATATTACATATGAAGGAGAAGAAGGAGAATTTACACCTATTCCTGAAAATGTAACAGGAGATCAAATAAAAAAAGAGCATGCTAATTTTTATCAAAAAGAAATATTACCTCTGTTTAATGCTTATCTTGAAAAAACATATCCTGATATAAATGATAGATTAAATATATTTGAAGAAGAAGAAAATGAAATATTAACTGAGTTTATTAAAACTCCTGATATTCAAGCTATTATTAAAGCTTACAATGTTAAAAATTCTCCAGTTGAAGATAAAGCAGATTATATTTTAGAATTTAAAGGAGTTAAAACTGATACTAGTAAAGCAAGTATTGATGATCTTAAAGCTTTAATTATTAAAATTGAAAATGAAATAGAGAGTTTAAAAAATAATACTACTACAAATTTTTCTAAAAATATAATTGAACTAGAAACTGAGTTAACTAATTTAAGAGGAGTAATAAAAGGTAGAGCACAAAAAAAATATACACCAGAACAAAAAGCAGCTATTGAAAATGTTAAAAGATTACAGGCATTAAATAAAAAATCTGTTGAGGCCGGTGTAGTATTAGAACAAGATGACACTGTTACTGGTTTAAAGAAAGGTGCTATAGCTTACAGAATCAATGGTAAGTTTCATAGACGTGTAAGTAATGTTGTAGATAAACTTAAAAAAGAAGGTTATAATTATACATCTGAAAAAGATGTAAGAGATGCTTATGCTGAAACTATAGAAGTTGAAGGTTTAACTAATGATTCAGTTGATAAATTTATTGATGAATTAATTAAAAGAAATATTGCTGGTAGTGATGGTATATTTTTTGAAAAATTAAGATCAAGATTAAAATCAATGGTTGTTGAACCTGTTGATGTACAAATTAAAAATTTACAAAAACAAATTGCAGAATTAAATACTAAAATAGCTGATGCAAAACTTAAAGATGAAACAGTTAAAGAACAACAATATATAACAGCTAAAGAAAAAATTGCTGAAGAGATTATTGCACTTGAAATGAGTCAACCTAGTAATGATCAATCTGACATAGAAGCTAAAAAAGCTGAATTAAAAAAACAAATTGAAGCTTTACCTGATGATATGATTTACGGTGCTCATGTCACTCAAGATCAAGTTGCTCAAGATATATTTAATAGTCAATTTGAATATAGTTTAGGTACAGGTTTACAAGGAACAATAGGTTTAACTAGTAAAAAAGGTCTTTTAACTTTAATGAATAATTTATTAGATGGAAATTCACCACATAGAAATCAATTTGGAGTATTTATTACAGCTTGGCCTAAATCTGAGTTTGGAGAAACAACAATAAATAATAAAGTTGATTTGGATAAAATTGAATCTGACATGTTAGATAATTATCCAGAAATGAGTGAAGGTAAAATCCCAACTAAATTTAATTTCGGCTATTTTAAAAATGGTAAATTATTTACTAATAATGATAAAACAGTCACAGAAGAACCAGTAACACCAGGTCAAAATAAAACTAATCATGATGATATAGTTAAAATGCTAGATTCTAACTTAAAAGTAAAAGGTGTTATTAATCAAGTAGAGGGTAGTACTGGAGTATCAATGTCATTAGACTATTGGGATAAAAATAAAAAAGTAATTTTTTATAATCATGACCGTACTGTCACACCAGAAGATTATGGTAAAGAAGTTGAATTAAGACTAATTCCTGTTTATCAAACAGAAGATGGTAAAGTTTTTAATAATGCAATTGAAGTATGGCAAGGTGATAGATTTTTAGGATTAGTTGCAGAAACTGATTATGTCACACCTAAAGAAGAAAAAAATCTTGTTGAAGATGTATTAGAATTGATTTCTGAAAATACTTATGCAGATAGTAGAACTGCAGGTAACTATATAGACAAAGCTGTAAAAGATTTATTTAGTAAAGGTATCCAACCAAAATTTGTTGAAGGAGCTATTACAAGAGAAGCTTATGACTCTTTGTTTGGACCTGATGGATATCTTACAGAATTAAAAAATCAAGCTGATAACGGTGATATATTTATTGCTAGTGACAATTTAGTAGTATGGGATTCTGATATTATTTTACCAAATAAGGCTAAAGATAGAATAGCCGGAGAAATAGATTTACTTATTGTAGATAAAGATGGTACTACTAGAATTGTAGATATTAAAACAGGTGAACAAAGAACTTGGAACATATTTAATTCTACTCAAACAAAAGAAAATACACCAGTATTTGCTAAAAGAGAATCTTTTACATTACAACAAGCAGCATATAGTAGATTATATGAAAACATGTTTGGAGTAACTCCAACTATACATATTTTCCCAATTGAAAGAGAATCTAATAAAGATACTGAACAAGTTTTAACAGCAGGTAAACCAAGCAACCCTACTTTGTTTAATAATATTCAATATGAAATAGATCCAGAAACCGGAAATTTTGTACTAGATGCTTTTGGTAATCCTAAATTTACTATATTAGATAAAGGAGTAAATTCAAATAAATTTATACCTTTGTATATAGAGACAGTTCAAGATAGAATTAACTCTGTAATACCATTAAAAGCAGTGGCAACGGCTACTGAAAATGTAGTTGAGACTCCTGAAACTAATGAAGAAGAAGAAACACCTACAAAAAAGAAGAAGTCTAATTTTGTTAATGATAATCAAAATGATCCATATACTGTAGGAACTATGGTATATGATGCAGATGGTAATTCATATCAAATAACAAGAAGATTTAAAAATGGTAATGTGACTATTATAGGTTCAGATAAAACAAAGATTAAAATGACTATGAAAGAACTTGAAGAAAACTATAAACTTGAAAATGAAGTTTATAATCCAACATCACCTACAGGAGAATACAATCTTACTCCTGAAGAAGATGAAACTCTTAAAAAATCACAAAACACTGTTAATGAATTTATTGATAGTGACACATTAGAAAATAAAGCATTTGAAGAAGCTTTAACAGCTAATGAATCTGACATTAAAAATAGTCTATTTAATAAAATTATAAATTGTCAATAATGATAACTTGTCCTATTAATGATCCAGAAATTGTAAGTTTATTATATAAACTTATTGTAATTAAATTAAATAATTTTTCAAGTAATGAAACATTTGATCATGAAGCTTTTTTAAAAGAATTATATGATGAAATAGCTGATAAAACTTCACCAGAAGTAGCAGCTAAATATTTACAGTCTGTACCAAGGTTACTTAGTTTAGCTGCTATTAAAAGGTTTGAAAATATTGATATTGATACAACTGCATTAAATAAATTAAGTAGAAAATTTAAATCAGAAACTGGTATTGCTGAGATCATTCAAACATATTCTACTGATTCTGATGAAGAGTTACGTAGAAAAATTAAGGAAAAAGAAGATGCAGAAAATAAAATACCTGTTGAATCAACTAGTGATCAACCTGTAATATTATTACCAACTAGATTTAAAGCAGCTTCTGCAGCTTCTGGAACTTTACAACAATTTGTAAAAGTTGACCCTAAGAAAAAAGGTCAGCATGATGAAGTAATTATTGAGACTATTGATCCTGAATTAGAAACAACAATAAATGTTACTAATAAAATAAATGACTTACAAAATACTACACTACCAGGTGAAGAACTTAAATATCAAGGTAAAACATTAAGATTAAAAGTACAAGATGTTGTTGGTTTTAGAAAAGAATATTCTGATAAATTAAGAAAAAATGATGAAGAAAGTTTAAAAAGAAGTTCTGCTATTCTTGCACAAGGTAGTAAACTAGGAGATGTTATACCTATAAATGCACAAAGTTTATTAGTAATTACTGATGATAATGGTAATTTCTTATACTTTGATAAAGACGGTAACATTACTGATGAAGCTAATGGTAATATTGTATATCAATTTTTAAGACCTGTAAGAAAAGACGGTAAAGAATATACTGTTACTAATGTATATACAACTGAAAGTAGTGTTGCAACTCCAGAACAAATTGCTCAACAAACATATGATCAAAATTCAGATATTGATTATGATGCATATGTAAAAGCAATAAAACAACAACAACAAGAAGAATTTAAAGCTCTTTATGGCATACAAGAACAAATTAAGTCAGGAGATAAAACAAGTATATTACTCCCTATTACTGGAGTATCATCTGGTGTACCAAGTAATTTATCAAGTACTATCATTTATTTAAATGAATTATCAAAATTTCCAGGACTTGATATAGCATCAATATTAACTAGTATTAATGTTATAACATCTGATACAGCTAGTTTTAAAAAAGGTCAAACAACTGTACGTATTAATGGTGGTGAATTTAAGATTAATAATCCTAGAATGAATGAGGAATTAATGTCTGAAATTGCCGCTATGCTAATGGATCCAAACCCTCCTGCATCATTAAAACAAATATATCTTAATCAATTTATTGATACAACAAAAGATACAACACGTAGAATTCAATTTAATTCTATTGACAATACAATTGAATTATATAAAAAAACATCTACTAAAAATTCTTCAGGAACTTATACATTTGGTAAAGTAATTAACCGTACTATTGATTTAGAAAAACTTAAAAATAATGGATATACTGAACAAGAACGTCAAGATCTTGAAAAAGATATATTACAATATTTAAGAGAAGGTTTTAAAAATGGACCTACATTAATTAATATCAACAGTAGTTTAATTAAAAATCAAAAAGAATTTATTAGATATAATAGAGATACTAAAGAACCATACTCAGGTGACTATTTAGAATTTATATCTTCTTTTCCTGCAGAAATTAATTTGATTAATGCAGATCCAGGTATTTATAATAGATCAATAGAGTTTGCATTTCCAGGAAGTTTTATTGATGACTTACAAAAAGCTGATAAAAATTTAAATAATACAGAAGGAGAAAACTTAAGCTTTGAAGAAATTCTTAAAAGAAAAGAAGAAGAGGACAATAGAAATCCTGTTAAAGTAGAAGCACGTGATATTATTGCTAATTCAAAATCTGAAGAATTTTTAAATAAAGTTAAAAACTATCCAGGTAATACTAATATTAATCCAACAGATAATTTTCTACTTGTTGCATACTTTAAAGCAGCTATTAAAGAAAAAAACTATACAAAAGAATTTGCTAATAGTATTAAGAATGAAATTCAAAGTCTTTTACCATTAAATCCTTTAAGTGTAGAACAAGTTAAAATGATTGAAGATGAGATTGATGCTATTAAAGAAGTACCAAGTCCTTCTCAAACTCAAGCAGAAATCAAAGATCAGGTAGAAGTACCGGGTGCTCCTGATCCGATAAATAATGCTACTACTAATGGGATGTTTACTGATAATGATATAGATGATGATATCTTTAAAGGTTTATTCAGAAGAGGTTCTAAAGATGAAAAGATAGCTAGAGAAAAAGTTATTGCAGCTAGAACATGGTGGAATAGTCCTGAGTTAGCTCCTTTAAGAAAAGTTATTAGTCTTGAACATGTAGCTAACTTAGTTAACTCTGATGTATATGCTTCTTTTATTACTAATGCTAGTAAAATAGCAAACCCTGATGGGACACTTGGTAAGATTACTGCTAATACAGCAAAAGGATCTGTATTTCAAAACTTAACTATTTACCATGAAGCATGGCACGGATTCTCTCAATTGTTTTTAAGTAAACAAGATAAAATTGATTTGTATGAAGAGTTAAGAAATTATACCACACCTAAAGGTGCAACTCCTTATGCTACTAAATCTTATTTGGAACTAGAGGAAATGTTAGCAGAAGACTTTAGAAACTATGTTAAAACCGGTAAAGCTAAAGCATCTTCTCCTAAAAGAAATACTTTGTTTAGAAGAATGGTGGAGTTCTTAAAACAATTATTTGGTAAAGGATTAAAAAAATTCAATAACAAAGATGTTCTTATTAATAGCCTTAATTCACCAATGGCTAAAGAATTATTTGACAAACTTTATATTGGAGATATTAATAAATATACACCTTTAATTGATAACTCTATGTTCTACTCATTAGATAGAGGAGTACCTAGTGTCAATAATAAAAGAAATGTTGTATTAAGTAAACAAGATTCAACACTTGCTGTATCTTCTATAGATGGTATTTTTAGTCAAATTTTAAATACTATTAATGAAAAAGCTAGAGTTGCAGGTAAGTCAGGAGCTAAAGGAGCTAATATTGCTGTATTTTTAGAACCATCAAGAAGAGCTGCATTATATGTTCAAGCTAAAAAAGAATTAGAATCTAAATTAAAAATAGAAAAAGATAAATTAGCTAAAGTAGAAGGTATTGTAAACTTTAGTACATTAACAACACTACAAGAAATTAAAGATAATGCAGCTGGTGTATTTGTAAACTCAGAAGGTAAGAACAAATTTATATTTTTAAAATCTCAAATTGATGATTTTACAATATTAGAACCTTCATTAAAAGCTAATGGTGATAGAGTTAAAGGAGAAAAATACCACGGGATTAAAATTGTATCAGACTTTTACAAACATAAAACCATTTTAAATGGTAAAGTTCCTGCTGATATTATGGTTGTAACTTCAATGGCACAAGCTGAAGAACAATTAAAAAATTATATTGATGGTAACTCAAAAGCTTATACTAAAGTAATTGATAATAAATTAGAAAATCCAGTATTATTAACAGAAGATCAAGAATTTATTCAAGACAATATTAGAATTCTACAAACTATGCTTGACAATTACGGAGATGAAAACTCTGGATTGGTTAAGTATCATATGGAGAATAGTGACTTTGAAATATCTAAAACTAAATATGAGTTAGATGTTATTGATGAAAACAATGATGAAGCTATTAGTGAAAATGATTTAGAAAATTCAGGAAGAGATATAGAAACATTTAATGATGTAAAAAAACATAAACAGTCTTTACTTCAAACGATGAGTAAAGAAACTACTATGTTACTTAAAAGTCTTATTAAAACAGATGGTAATAATGTTGTTAAAAACAGATTAGGATTTCCTGAAAGAGTTGATTTTATTAAAGTATTTAATATTGTAGCTAAAACTATTGGTGGAGTAAGAGATAGAGAACTGGCTTATAATTTATTAAAAGCTGAAGCTTCAAAGTTTCCTGAAATTCAACAGTTAATTGATTTTAAATATCCAGATCCTAATACTAAAAATTCATATGAATTTGATATTAGTAGACAATTTTTACAAGATTTTGGAAAACCAAAAGTTACTTATAAAATTGTATTAGCTGTACCAGATGAAGAATCAGGTACAATTGATTTTAAATTAGCAGAAGCATCTTTAGCAATTAGTAATATTACAGGTAGATGGCAAACAGAATTTGTTAGTGCATCACCTAGTAGATATATTAAGAAAACTCCAGATAATGAATCTGAACTTAATTTACAAAATATACTTACTGACTTTAGTAAAAAAGATGAATTAGTTATAAGTAAAGCATTTGACTTTGCTAAAGCTATAGGTATTAATCTAACTGTAAATGATAATATCAAATCTGATTTTGATTCTAAATTAGAATACTATGGTATTCCGTTTATGTTTAATATAGTTAAAGACTTTGCTCAAATAGAACAAGATTTAAACAATCCGGCTACTGCTGCATCTGTGTCATCTGCACAAAAAACATTTCTTAATAAATTTAAAGCTAACCCTATTGAAGTTTTAAGAACAGCAGTTCCTATAAATATTTTAACTACCTTTCCTAAAGGTATTAATGAGAATACTCAAATCACTAGATTAGCTGAATTACAAGCTAAATACGGATATGACTCAGCAACAACAGGTGTAATTACTGCAGATGGTAATACAGCTTATGAAGATGTTAATTACAGTTTTATGACAGGATTTGTAGATGCTGTTAACTCTGTATCTAACATAAGAGATTTATGGACTAAGAATGAATATAGCCACATGGCTTATTTAAATCCTAATACTAATACATTTACTAAGAACTTAAGAATATTAAATGAAATATTTGATATGCATACTGGTGCAAAAAAACCAGGTAAGTCTCTTCAGTTAATGAATGTAAATGGTACTAGTCAAATTACAGAAGATGAAAATGGTAACTCAAATACTGAAGGTACTGTTACAGCTGACTTAGATCCAATAGGAAAAGGATTACAAGAATTACATTCTATGTTAGGAGGAGGTGTCTCTGAGTTTAATAGAATGTCTGAAAAGAAAAATGCATATGGTCTTAAAGTAGTAGGAGGTATTGTTGGTAAAACAGATCCTATTAGTTATGCTACCAAAGGAGCAGATACAGACTTATATGTAGATGTAATCCAATTTGCTAATAATGGTAATGGAGAAATCTATGCTATTAATAATCATTTCCTTGGTTATATCCAATCTGAATTTGACAGAATAGTTAAATTCAAAGGTAACAGACGTGAAGAGTATTTAAACTTTACAGGATTTAATAACAAAGTAAATGATGTAAACGGTGTTGAAAAATATGCAGGTGAAGTATTTAATGACTTTGATGATATCCTATCAAAAGATACACAAAATCAATTATATGCTCTTGCTGATCAATATGCAAATAGTAATGAAGTTAATATACCTTTAGTACAATATTTAAAAACTAATTCTAAGTTATTAAAAGATATTCAAACAGATATTACTAATTACTTTGATACTGTTACAGAAAAATATAAAACACTTTACTTTGATAAATTACCTTATATATCTAAGTCAATACTAGTAAAAGCAGGAGTACCTAAAGAAAAACTACTAACTAGAAAACAAGTTGAAGAAGCTCAAGAAGATCCTAAAAATATTCAGACAGTTCTTAAAGCATTTATGTATAATGACTGGATTCATAGATTTGAGGTCTCCTCTTTAATGTTTGGAGATAGAGCACAATGGAATCATGGTAAAGAAGAACAACCTAAACGTATTCCAGGAGCACAATCTGATGGTATAGGATTTCTATATGATCAATCTTCAAGAGATTTTATTAATGATGTATTTAATAAAACTACTGAAACATATGGTGCCAAATTAACTAGAGAGTCTGAAGATAATACTAAGTATGATTCATTTAAATATTCAGATGTACTTAATACTGCAGTTATTAAAGATGCTCAACGTGAATCTATTTATTTAGCAGAATATCAAGCTGCATGGAAAAAAAATTATATAGAAGTAAACAATTATTCTGAAGAAGAAGCAGATAGATTAGTAGAATTAGATTCAAAACCTTTTAGAAAAGATAAAATGGATGAATCTGATGGTATTGCTTATATGACTCTTGATGCATATAGAACATTACATAAAACAGGTAGAGGTTGGTCAGTAGCTCAAGAAGCATTGTATCAAAAAGTTGTAGCTGGTGAAACAATTTCAACACAAGATGCTAAAGAATTTTTTCCAATTTACAAATTACATTATTATGGTTCATTAAAAAATGATTTGTTACCAGCTATGGCTATGCATAAGTTTTCTGTAGCTCCTTTAATTCCAGGTGTGTATCCTGAAACTAGTGAATTAGGAAAACTACATAAAAAAATGTTAAAAGATAATGTTCAATATGTAACATTTAAATCTGGTTCAAAAGCAGTTACATTAACTAATGGAGGGAATGTAGATAACTTATTTGCTAACAGTAATGAAAACAGTATTAATGAAGATTTTACTTTTACTGTTAACCCAATATTCATGGCTAACTTAAAAGAAGTAACAGTTATCAATGAATACTACAAAAAAACATTACCTATTGCTACTCAAACAAGAGTAATCATATTAGATAACTTATATAATGATGGTAAATTAACTAATTCAGATAATGCACCGTTAGTTAATGATTATAAAAATGTAGTTAGGGATTATTCAATTGTTTTAAAAGATGAATTATTAAATAAAATTGGATACTCTCTTAATGAGGATGGAAATTATGAAGGTGACATTACTACTTTTGTACAGGTATTAAGAGAAGAGTTAGGTAATAGAGATATCCCAGAACAGTTATTAAAATTACTTAACACTACTAAAGAAGGTAAATTATCTATAGATCTATCTTTACATCCTCAAGCAGAAACTATTGAAAAGTTATTATTAAGTATTATCCAAACTACATTAATTAAACAACAGACTAATGGGGAACCATTAACTCAAATGCCGTCTACATTTACAAATGGTATCTGGGATGATCAATATAAAACATTAACAAATCCTGCTGATATTGAAAGATTATTAGGAACTAATACTCTTCCTTTTTATAACATTAATAAAACTACAGGTAAAACCAACTTAATGAAAGTTGCTATTGCTTTACAAGGGGAGTATAAAAATTTATTGAAAGCAAAAGACTTAGATGGTAATGTAATTGGTACTATTGACAGATTAAATGAATTAATTAAAGATGATAAATGGTTAGAACAAAACCGTGATGCTATTTCATTGTTTGGACCACGTATTCCTAATGATGCTACAAATACAATTGAAGGAGCTGAAGTATGGCATTTCTTTAATGAAAGTTTTGGTAATGCTATTATATTGCCTACTGAAATTGTAGCTAAAGCTGGGTCAGATTATGATGGAGATAAGTTATTTATGTCAATGCCAAACGTTGATAAAGATGGTAACTATATTAATAAAGGAATTGATAATTATGATGCTTTATTAAAAGAAACTATTGCATTAGAAAAAGATGGTAAACTAGGTAAAGACAGATTAAAATCAGGTCAATTAATTGAACTTCAAAAAAAATATTTACAAAACTTATATCTTAAAAAATCAATTGATCTTTTAACTCTTCCTGATAACTTTGGATATTTAACTAAACCAAATCAAACATACTTAGTTGAAAAGTATGCAGAAGATTTACAAAAATTAGGCACAGGATATAATAGATATGAAAGTGCTACTCATGGTAGTCCAAAAAAATCTGTGGGTCCTAAAGATAAACAAAAAGATGTAGTTAGTCCTACAAGACAAAATGAAATTAGCCATCAGTTATATTTACATGATGCTAACTTATCTTTAGAGCCTTCATTAGGTGTACAAGCCAACTTTACTAAAAGTCATGTATTATATAAAACTGTTGGTGTAAATATGCCGGCTACTTATACTACTTCATATACTAACTTTTCAGTTAATAGAGTAATTAAAAGTTTAATTGAGTTGCCTATGGTGATGAGACTAAAACATAATACTGCAATTAATGAAGCTGGTAAAGAAGTAATATCATTATCTGGAGAAAAAACTCAATTAGGTACTAGAATTACTGATATTAATTCACATGCATTAAATGGTATTTTAGATAGAGCTAAGAACTCTTTCCCATTTGATTTAAAACTTGTACCAGAAGCTATTAATACGTTAAACTACATGCTTCAAGCAGGTGTTAGTGAAGAAGAAATTTTTTACTTTTTAACTCAACCATTAATAGTTGAATACATTAAAGATCAAAAGTTAAGAAAAAGTCCTTACTATAGTATTGTATATGGTGAATCTAAAGGTAGTAAAACTACAGCATCTGCAAATGCTATAATTCAAAATATGATTAATGTAAAAGGAGTAGATTTTACTTCATATTTAGCTGATATTAACTTACTAAAATTAAAAGCTACATTAGAATCTTATGCTGCTTCTGCTAAAAAAAGTAAAGAAGCTTATAATGTAAAATTAAAAGATGAGTCAATTTTATACACTCTTACACCAGAAGAAATAATTAATAAAATTAATAACGGTGATATTGATCCAACAACAATAAAAAAAATATTTAATAGTAATGCAAAAGATGCATTTGAAGAAGTAACTGAATCAAAAGAATTGTTTACAGATAAAAATTATGCATTTACTACTCAAGCATTCTCAAATGCTTTTTTACCAGAAGGGATAATTAATATTGACTTTTTAAAAAAACATATTAAAGATTCTAGTAGTCCTGCTGCCTTAACATTGTTTTTTAATTATTTAGAATTAGAACAACAATATGAGGGTATGAGTGAATTAGAAAAAGTATTTAGTCCAGATAAAATTAAATTAACTACAGCTCAACAAGTGATTAAAAGAGAAGAAGCATATAAAAATTTATATGAAAATAGTAAAGTTGATAAAGCTTCTCTTGAGAGATTAACAAAACAATCTGTTTTATCTTCTTTTAATCAAGATAAACTAATATTAGATTTAGTTACTCCATTGTTCCCATTAAGATTAAGTAATGAAATTTCTAGTTACATTACTAAATTATTTAATGATCCAACTGAAAGTCGAAAAATTAGAAATAAGTTTGGGACAGGTATTGATGGTCAAGAATTCTTTACTAAAAAATATCAAAATGCAATTGTAGCATACATTTATCAAAACTACATGTCTAGATTTGTTAATGCTGATGGTACTTTGACTAATATTCCGGAATCTTATAATGGTAAACCAGTACTAGTTAATAATGATATCAATACTAATGTTATTATAGATAAAGATAGTATCATAATTAATAGTGATAGAGTTAGAACTGAGTACCAAAGAAAAGTATATTTAAGTGCAAATAAAAATGTAGGATACACAGGTGATAAATTTGCAAAAGATCCTTTTAATACTTTAAATAGTTACTATAGATATACAATTGAAAAAGAATTATTAAGAACAAGTATTCCTATTGAAAGTTTAGAACAAAATAAAGATTTTCTTAATTTATTAAATACTTATAATACTGCAGACGAAGCATATGAATCATATATTTCTGAAAAAGCTTTAGCTAATACTTATAATAGAAGCTACATTGTTGGTACAGCTAAATATAGTTATACTGAAAAAGTATTAAATATTATTAAAGAGTTTGAGAATACAAACTTAAAAGATAAATATCCTATACTAGCTCAACTAGCTCCTGTTAAAACTAAAAAAGCTGTAAAATTAATTCAGTTAAATGATAAACAAATAGCTAAAGGAGTATTAGGTGAAATATACATTAACAACTTAATTAATTTAGCTAACCCTATTATTAAAAAAGTTGATGATCCTATTGATAATCAAAGAATTAGTGACGTATTTAAAGATTTTTCTTTAATGATGTTTTATCAACATGGAGTTGGTAATAGTAAATTAGGTTTTGTAAATGCTATAGACCCTGAAGTTTATACAGAAAGTATGACTAAGTTTTCTCAACAGTTTTTAAATAACTATTTATCAGATGATTCATTGACTGATGTTTATAATATGCTAATGGCTCCTGGTAATCTATTTGGTAACTTTGAAATTAAAGATGTAGAAAATGAAAAACCATACTCTAAAGCAGATCAGTTAACACCTTTTGAATTACCAGGATCTACTTCTCCTGTGGCTAATATACCACAAAATAAAATATCTGGAGTAGCTTCTTTTGGATCTACAGTTACTGCAAATGATGAAGTAATTAAAGTACTTGGAGCAAATGCACATTCTATAGATATGATAGAATCTGGTTTAAGAACTAGGACTACAAGAAGTGAATCTGAAATGGCAAAATATGCTGTTAAGGTGGGAGATATCATTAAGCATTTTGGTAAGTCTGCTGATGGTTCAACTAAAACTATTTTAGCTAAAGTAACAGCAATACATCCTAAAGGAACACCTGGATTTAAAGGTACTTGGAATAAAGAAGGTTGGAGATCTGAAGATGTAAATGTTATAGACAGATTTAAAGATGGTGCTGCAGCTATTGAGTTTGAAATAATTAATAATAATCAAACACCAGGATCTACTTCTGTTAATAAAAAAGTTATTAAAAATGAAAAAGGTTTAATTATTATTAATAATGCAATTCCTACAGAAAAAACTATTGATATTGTAAAAAATAATAAAGATTTTATTCAAGAAACATCTTTTAAACAAACAAATGGTTCAGTATCTTGGGGTTATGGTATGCAATGGATTAGAAGTTCTGCATTAACAGATAAACAAAAACAAGGTGTTCAAATAGGAAAACAAATTGGTGGACAAGAAGTAACAGAAGAAATGGTAAATCAACTTCTTGCTGGAACTGAAGCAAAGAAAATTAAAGGAATGCCTTTATATGTATATACTAATATTGATATAAATGGAAATAGATTACCTAATATACCTAATGAGATAATAGAAATACTGTTAGAACAAGGTATTGATGTATCTCAATATGATGCAAGTTATAATTCTGTATATGATAAAAATGACAAAGGAAGTCTTATTGTTCATCAGGATAATACAGAATTTAACACATCTCCTATTATTACTGTGTCTTTAGGTAGACCAATGAAATTTATTACATATCAATTAAAAGATTCTAGTAATTATTCATTTGGTACAAATGCTAAAAATAGATATGAATTAACATTAAATACAATATCTAATAAACTTGTAGCTGGTAAATTAGCTCCTGAGTTAAAAAGACAAAAGAATTTTAAAGGTGATGAAGTTATAGGTTATGGTGAACTTACTCCAGGTAATTTAGCTAAATATGCTAAAATGGTTGGAGAAGAATCTGCAGCATTAGATGCATTAGCTAATTCAATAGAAAAAATTGAAGAACATACTTTAACTAATGGAGCTGTTTTAGTATTCTCTAAAGAAAATAGAAATGTATTTCATGAAATTATATTTGATGAAGAAACAGATGCATTACCTATGCCTAAAGGTTTTCCTGAATTAACTATTAATAAAGCTTATAAAGGTTTAGGTAAACCAGATCAAATGGTTAAAACTAAAGACTATAGAGTTGTATTAACACTTAGAAAAGTTAACGGCACTAAAGAATTAGATGTAGTTGATACAAATAAACTTACAGCATCTCAACCTACACAAGTTCCTACACCTATTCAACCTATAAGTGATATTGATAATAGTAATAAACCTGTATTAAATAGTCTTCCTAATAAGTCATCTATCCCAACTATGACTTATGCGGGTATTGGATCTAGACAAACCCCACAAGAAGTTCTTAATAAAATGACTGAAGTAGCTAAGTATTTAGATGGCTTAGGTTATACATTACAAACTGGTTTTACATTTAAAGATAAAAATACAGGTTTAGATGAAGAAGGTGCAGATAAAGCATTTTCAGATGGAGCTCAAAATAAAATATTGTTTGGACCTTCAGGTATTAGAAAAACAATAAATGGAGAAACATCAGTAGATACATATAATCCAAATGTAACTACTAAATCTACTGATGTGGTTAAAGAAGTACATCCAGCACCTGAAAAATTAAGCCCAGGAGCTTTAAAGTTAATGGCAAGAAATACTAATCAAATCTTTGGTAAAAATCTTGATAGTACAGTAGATTTTGTAATATTCTATGCTCCTGAAACAAACAATCCTTTAAGACCTAAAGGTGGTACAGGACAAGCTGTAGAAATGGCTAGAAGAAAAGGTATCCCAACTATTAATTTAGCTAATAGTAATTGGAGAGAAGAGTTAAAAACTGCACTTGCTAATAGATCTACTCAATCACCTACTAAAGTTGAAGTAAAAGCTTTTAGAACATCAGGTACTTTTTCATCTACAGTAGACTATGCACAAAGAGGTTCCGGAACATATTATGCATTAGATAAACCATTTCAAGAACTAGGAAGAACAGATAAAGTTGAAGAAGTAAATGTATCTTATAACCCATCTAAAACTTTAGATGCAACAACTGAAGAAGGTCAATCTAAATTTATGGAGATTAAAAGAAAAGCTGTTGAAGGTAAAACTTTTGATGAAATAAAAGATTTAAATGATGCAGTTTCTCAAGAAATGATGAATAATGGATATGAGTCATTAATTGGTTGGATTGATGAAGATGTACCTAATGTAGGTAGAGAACTTGTTATATATCCTACTCAATCATCTACTGATACAAACTATCAATTACCACAAAATAGAGAATTAGAAGAATACGTAGCATCTGAAAAAACTATTAGAGATTTAGCTGCTAGAATGTCTGATAGAATAGGTATACCTTTTATATTTGAATCTGATAGAACTAAAGAATATAAAGGTAAATTAGAAAGTGATAGACAAGTATTAGATGCAGATCCTGAAGATGGAGTTACTTATGGAAATGTAAAAAATACTGCTTTTATTAATTTAGCTTATGCTACATTAGATACTCCTATACATGAAATATTAGGCCACCCTATTATCAGAGCTATTAAAAATAATACAAAAGGGACTTTTTATGAACCTAAATATGACAATTCTTTAAATCAATGGGTTATTGAAGAACATAAAATTGATGATTATGATGTTCATTTTTTTAATACAAAAAAAGAAGCTGATGCTTTTTATAAAAGTAAACAAAGTCAACTTTATCAAAACTTACTTAAAGAACTTGAAACAGGTAAAGGTAAAGAAGTATTAGATAGAATTAAAAGAGATTATAATAAAAAATTTGAAAGAGGTAAATCATTTACATTTGAAGGTAAAGATTACATTGCAGATAATGCAAGTAAAACAGGTTATAGAGATAAATATGGAAATGATGTAGAGTCTAATGAGTTAGAAATTAGTTTATTTGCTTATGAATTAAAACATAAAGATAAAATTTATTATACTTTAGAAGAGCAACAAGAAGAAGCTCTTGTAGAACTTTTAGGTATGATGACAGCTGGAAAACTTGATGCAGTTAAAGATGGTAATTTAATTTCTCTTTTAAAAAGACTTCTTAAAGAAATAAAAACTTTTGTAAAAGATCTTTTAAAACAAAAAGAAATAGAAATAAATAAGTTACCTGATAATATGACATTAGGGGATATATCTGATATATTAGCTTATAGTAATTCTAAACTTATACTCCCTGGTAATGAAGTAGAATATACTACTCCTGATAATCAAAAATTTAAAACTTATCAAGAAGCAAGTAATCATATTAGTCAATTAGTTAAAAATATTAAAGATGTTGATTTAGATAATATTAAGATTGAAAATAAAGGTATTCCTAATCATTTTCAAAAAGATACGTATCAAGGAGACAGAGACTATACTGATTGGTATTCATTTAATGATG